TTGAAGAGAAGAAAAAATGGTGAAGGCACATGGGGCAAAAAAAATATTAAAAATGTAGAATATGTCTTTTATAGAAACGCCGATGGTAAATATTTTTATGGTAGAACTGATAAAGAAGTTAAGCAAAAAATCAAAAAAGATGAAGAAAATAAAAAAACAATTGATAATCATGAATTGTTCTATGATTATGTTTTTAAACATTTACAAACAAGAATTTCCAACTTAGAATCTACAACATTTGACGGCTATGAAGATGCAATTAACTCAATGCTTAAAAATAATACAGTCGGAAATCTAACAATGGATATTATTAATGAAGATATTCTAAGACGATATATTATTGAATTAAGTAAAAAATATTCAAGAGCCTCTATTGAAAAATTATATAAGGTACTAAATCCAGCGTTAAATTATGCTGTCGAACATAAACATATAAAAGAAAATTATTTGAAATATGTAAAAATTCCTTCTGAATCTAATGTAGCTGTCAAAGTAAAAAAAGTTCCATTTATTACAGAAAGCGATTTAATAAAATTATACAATGAGAGTAAAAGAATTAATACAAAAGGATTTAACTGGGGTGGAAAAATTGGACAACCTACTTATGGTTCAAATGCACAAGCAGTTGTACTAATTGGCTACACAGGTTTACGAATTTCGGAGTTAAGAGGATTAAAATGGGAAAATGTTGATATAAAAAATAAAACAATCGAAATTAAAAATGCAATTGTACGAGTTAAAAATAGAGATGATGGAAACTTGACCACAAAATATACAATGAAAGAAAAAAAACCAAAAACAGAATCGAGTCATAGAATAATTCCTCTGTCTGATGTAGCTATTGAAATGATAAACTTTTTTGGAAATATGTTTCCTAATCATAAACCGAGCGATCTTGTTGTTCGTAATATAAATGGTAATTCTCCTAGTTCATCAAATGTGCAAAAAACATTAGATGCTATGCTTGTTAGGTCTGGCTGCTCTATTCAACATTGTGGCTTGCATGGATTAAGGCATGGGTTTGGAAGTATATTATTAACAAACGGCGTTGATATTAAAATTGTTTCAAAATTATTGGGACATAAAAAAATATCTACCACATATGATATTTATATTGATTTTACACAAGAACAAGTTAATAATGAAATAATGTCTGTACTAAACAAATAAGAGAGGAATACCCTCTCTTATTTATAAATTATAATTCAATTTTTGTTCTGATGTGATTCATAATATATTTTTCAAATTCTTCTTCAGGAATAAGAATTTTCTTTCCAATTACAATTTTAGGAAATCCTTTTTGATTAATTAATTTATATGTATTGTTTCTTCCCATATGTAGTTTTTCTTGTATATCTTTTACTGTTAATAATTTTTCCATAATGATTATCCATTCATTTTATTTATTACCAGTAGAGCCAATGCCACCACGGTTTGCGGAGTTAAAATCAGCATATTCAACAAACTTAAATTTTCTTGGTGTTTTACAAATTTCAAACTGACAAATTCTATCATTTTTATGAATAATTGTATCTCTAAGTGCTATAACAGGATATAACCATTCATCTTTTGATCCTCTGTAACTCCAATCAATTATACCAACTGAATTAGCCTGAATAATTCCAAAGTTTTTGAATGTTGAACTTCTTGGATATATTTTTGCCATATAACCACTTGGTAGCTGCATTGCTATCCCAAGATGAATTAGTTTGAAATCACCTGCTTTAATCTCGATATCTTCTGCTGAACGTAAATCAATCAAATCTCCCTTTGATATTTTTTTAATTGGTTCAATATCTGTAAAATATTTAATATTAATTTTTTTCATTTATAATACTCCTTTAAATATATTTCTGTAAAAAATTTATTAGTTCATCTATAGAACTTTTCTTGTTTGTTTCATGAATCACTAACTCAACACCCTGAGAAAAATCTAATGAAAGCAATCCCATTATGCTGTTTGCATCAACATTATATCTTCCACGTTTGGCATCTACTTCAAGTCCAAGTTCAGTTATTTTTTTGTTAATCAATATTACGTCTTCTGTTTTATTTGTTTTAATTACTATCGACATTTTTAACCATCCTTTTTTAATTCGTTTTTAAAATATGTAAGATACTCTCTCCATTTATTAATTGAATAAATATATTCTTTACCCTTTAAGCACTTTTTCTTCATATCAGCTTTTATATCTTCATATGTATTCTTTTTTGTTACTAACGATTTAATAAAGTTATTAGTGATTATTCCTATACTTAATCGCTTGTTTTCAGGTATATTTGCTAATATTTCTTTATAAAGCTGTAAATCTTCGTCTGGTATTTTATAATCCTTATTTCGTGGTAAATTCTTTGATGAAAATGGGCTTATACCAGCCCCACTTGTCTTAGGTTTTAGCAAGGGAATAATTTTGTCAGAATTAATATATTTGAAGCAAAACAATATTTCTGAATCAGTTTCTTCTATATTAAATATATTATCAGGAAATGATTCATTAATTATTTTTAGGATATTATGTGCTCGCCCAATAGAAGGTATATAAGCTTGTAATATTCCATTTCCTACATAATATATACGTATTTTATTTTGACAGGAAATATAGCAATCTATATCTTCATAACTTCCATCAAGTTTTCGTGGAAAATCATTTGTATTAAGATCATATTCACATAATATACGATACTGTCCCTTGAATTTATCTGTTAAGTATGACGTGTTTATCACCCTCTTTCTTTAGCTACAATATAAAACTACTTTATTCTGAGTGAGAGATCGCTTAACATCAATGCATCTTTGGTTTTTTGAACCCCTCCACTTGAGCGTTATATCCTTCTGCTCATCAATATATTCTCCGTCAACTACAACATCACATAATTTAATGATTTCTCTACGTTTAAAATTATTTAATCCTTCTTGAGATAGACATGATAATTGTCCCCGAAAGATTTTTGAATAAGAATATCCAGTATACAACCAGATAGTTTTCTCAGGAAAAGAAATACGGATTTGTTTGATTAATTTGAGGACTTCATCAAGGTTATTTTCATGTAGTGGATCACCACCGCTGAAGGTAATGCCTGACCAAAAATATCATCTGCACCAACCATTCTTCTTGCAGCACTTTTATTTGAGAACAGTACATTATTTACAGTGATATCATTCAGATTAGCAAATCTTCTCTGTAATGAATCCATATATCCAAGTTCTGTAATGGTCTTCTTTGCATCCTCAAGCATCTTCTTTGTAAAAATAGCCTTTGGACGCTTATAATTGCTTGGAGCGACAATCTGCTCATACTTCTTTACTGCTGTGTCAAGATCCATATCCTCACTTACATTGATAAGAAGTGTTCCAATAGAATGATTTCTAATTCTACCGATAGCCATACCTGCTGTTACCGACTTCTCCCAAGCATATAAATCCTTTTCAGTATCAGAAGTCAGCTTATCATATTCCTTCTTATACTTCTTGAACTCTATGAGTATGCCTTTCCACTCTTCGCCCTTGTAAAGTGTATTTGAATTGATAAGTTCAAGAATTGTATCAAGTGCATCCATAGTAATCTCATCGAGAGAACGCTTAAATACATTTCTTGTATCTCTGAACTGTCCTTTAACTTCCTCATTAGAACGACTACTTCTATTTATAAACTTGCTTGGAAGCTCTAAGAAGAAATGATCCCACTGATGAGACTTTCCATTGATTTCCTCAAAGTTAAAATCTGTACCAATCTTAGGGAACTTAGTTGTATAAATATCTGTAACTGTATGAGCTTTTACAAAAGTATCAAGTGCATCACATACTGGCTGATATGTTGTATCACCAAGATTTAGTTCCCAAATCGTATGAATCTGGTTATCCTTGATAGTGACAGCAGAACCAATATTCTTAATAAACTGTCTACAACAACTGCAATCATGCTCCCTACGCTTTCTGAAAATCTCATTTGTACCAGCAGGGAAGCTATCAAGATATGTATTCCATAATTCGTCCTTATCTACATTTACCTCAAATAAATGTGTTGCCTCTTTCTGCATTTCATCGAAGTGCTTCTGTAAAGCCTTCTTAAACATCATAAATCCATCCATGTTTTGTACCTCTTCTTTCTTATATTTATTTTTGTTAATTGTTTCTATTGTTATATTCTCCGTTTATATCAAACCAGTTGCCTTATCTGGATTCTCATTAGCCCATTTTATCCATCTTTCAGCATAAGATTCAGTCTTATCATTTAATCCAAATACTTCTCTTGTGATGATATATCCTTTGCCAATCGACTCTTCCATATCTTTTGTATTATTATCTACATCATCTGCATCCAATGGTCGAAACACTGTCTTGGTAAAATATCTTCTACCATATTTCTTTGTTGTCGTGATTTTATTTATCTTATCCTTATATAACTTCCATACGCCAGATGAATCTTTATTGATCTGTGCTACATAATCTCCTATATTTAACATATTGTCTCATTCCAAATTTCCAATGAATCGAAGTTTTGCTGTGCTTTTGTTTTTTCGTCTATAAAATATGTATTTCCATATTCATTGACTTTCTCGGTCAAATTCATTCTTGCGTAATCAAGAACGTCTGATGCGAAATCTGCCATACACGGATAACATAAATAATGCTTAGTTTTTCCTACATTCATTTCTACTAATCCAACTTCTATTCTTCCGCAAATCTCACATGACTTATTTCTAATCCATTGACTCATAATTTTCTCCTTTCAATTCCATTCATCTATATATAAAACAGAAACCATACTCACAAAGAATTTAAGAATTGCCAGACTCGGCTATTATGTATTTGATTGAATAATCGGACGTTTTCTGATTTCTGTTATTAACTTATTCTCTATTATTTTATATTACATTTAGCAACCTTTTTAACCCTCAAATCAATTGGGCACTCTTTTAACTTCTCAACTCTTGTTACAATTACAGGCTTAACACCATATTTTGTATAACAAAAAATCTTGTTACCAACCTGAATATTATTTTTAAACACATTCCATTCTTTTGAGTATTTGGGTATTCTCCAAACAAACTCTTTATCATAATTTGGATGCTTGCCAAAAATATATGTAGTATTTTCATACCTGTAATTATTACAATGTCTTTTTCTAGTTCTTATGTATTCAGCTTCTTCGATTCCGTTTTCCTTTAAAATAAGGTACTGAATATATCCATCTATAAGCACATTATATTTATTGATAACTAAGAACTTGCTCTGCTTACCAGTTTTTGCAAATTCCTTTCTATATTTTTGAACTTTCTCCTCTGAAGGATGTGAATTTGCAAAAGCCTCTGTAATAATAATATCTAATAGTCTAATCTTCTTCATAATTATGCTGTTGCTCCCTTCTGAACATATTTGTCAAAACTATTTTTCATATATGTAAAGTTTGTTTTCTGTGAAGGACTAAAATTTGCCTGATTCTTATACTTCTGAATCCACTTTTCAAATTCTTCGTCCTGATCTTTCGTACAAGCATAAGCCATAATAGCAATTACAGCTCTTTCACATTGCTGATATACAGGCTCGTCCACCTTTACGCAATCTTCAACCATATCTCTGTAAAACTCAATGTCCTCTTCTGTAGCATCAGGATTTGCATTTTCCCGAACAAAAGAAAGAGTTGTTTCTTCTGGATTTTCTATTAATGCTTCTGCGTCAATATGTAAATAATCCATCATTAAAGCAGTGTAAGTATTAATTTTAGCTTGGACAATCTTTTTATCAGATGTGCCATGTTCCTTATCAAGCATATCATAGCTCCATTCGTCCACTACTTTATCATGTAATTCATTTACAAGAGCGCTTACAAACTCTGCAAATTTGTTATCTTCAAGACCAAGTTTTGTAAAATTATGAAATGTAGCGATCCAACAAAGAATATCTTTGAATACAAATACATTCTGGAATTTATCACAACATACGTTTGCAATACGATTTCCATATTCATTTACTTTTTCAAATTCATCAAGTGAAGAGTTTTCTTCAAGATATTCATTTCTATCATTCGGTGTCTTCTTCCAATCATTAAGATGAAATGTAGCCATTACAGAATTTGCAACTGTTTGTTCGTATGTTCCGTTCTTACGCATTGATTTAGAAGGTGCAACACAGTTTTTGTAAAACTCATTATTAGCAATATTCTTGATTTTTCTTGCATATGTAGGAATCCATGTAAGTGCTTTTTGGTTCGAACCCATGCTCTTGTTACGGTTGTATCTGCGAACCAACTTGCTTATTTCTTGCATGGTACAGTTCTGATGAATTACTATACGAATCTGATAATCATCAAATTTCTTTTTTAATTCATCTGGAAGCTGTTCAAACGTCTTATTCTTAATATCAAACTCACGATTTTCCCAAAGAATACTACCATCTTCATCTTTTACAAGATGTCCTTCCTCATCTCTCATTTTCGCTTGATATTGAATAACACTATTTTCAAATGATTTTGTTGTTTTCCAATTCATGTGTCTGAATTTATTCAAAGCTGTTGTTCTCTGAATTCCATCAACAATATATTGTTGTGTTAAATCTCCACCAAGTTCCTCTTCTCCCAAAATTATAGGAGGAATATAATCTTCTGTAAGTACCGTAACAATAAGTTCATTCATTGCTGGATTATCCCAACAAAACATCCTCTGTACATCCTGATTTTCTGAAATATCCTCGCTATTTACACTTGTCAAATATGAAGATAATGATACTGTTTGCTCTCTAACTTTCTTTGCCATAATAAATTCCTCCTGAATATTATTTTACCTTTAATTATTAGATGGATCATCAGAGACTCGAATTCCGAATCAACCGGTTATGAGCCGGATGCGCTAACCATTGCGCTAATGATCCGTAATGTACCATACTGGGTTTGAACCCATGACACCCAGATTAAAAGTCTGGTGCTCTACCTACTGAGCTAATGGTACATGAACAGCGGATAAGAGAATCGAACTCTTACCTCAGAGGTCAAAGCTCTGCTTGCTAACCATTACACTAATCCGCTATATGATGTATCATTACGATACATCTCTATAAAACCATTCAAAACCATATGCAGAACGTTGTGGATGTCCTATGGCATTTGAAATTTTTGAAATAACACTTGGTAAACTCTTAGTCTTCGATATATTATTACTTATGATATATCTGCCTGCGTCCGATATTGAATCAAAATTAATTGGAATATTTTCTTTTACTCCGTATATAGGTTTGCCAAACGAACAACATGAGTTATATTTTGTGTCAATATTGTATTTTTCTTTTAGTTTTTTACCAACAGTTGATGGATTACTATTAAACAAATTTGATATATCCTTTAATAGCCAATGGTTATCATAAAGAATCTTACAAGCTTCTAGTTGTTTATCAGTCCATAAAGGCTTTCCTTTACCACCAATTGCTTCATTATATCCATTATTTCTGGAATTATATCTTTCTATGTAATATCTTTCTTTTTCATCTAATTCATTTGCTTGACATTTTTCTATAGTTTCAAACAAAAAATTTTTAACACCATATTTTCTCATTGCTTTATATATCTTAAATTCATACATCTTTGATTTTGAATCATTGTATGTTTTTAAATGCTCTCTTTTTCTGATATTTAAAGTTCTTTTAGTTGCACCTATATAAACTTTTCCATTTATAATATTTGTAATTTTATAAATCTCTCCTATAATTAATTCTCCTTTCTGATACCGCTTGGCGATAGCTCTATAAGTGTGAAATTAATCACACTATATAATTCTCTTTTTTACATTAATTCTCTTACATTTTCATAAGCCTGTATTGCTGCCAAATTTTGTGAATATTCTTTTTCACTCATATGTAATAATTCTCTAATTTCTTTTGCTTTATATCCTTCACTAAGCAATGAAACTATTTTTCTTTGTATAATTGAAAGTTTACTCAAATATTTTTCAATTTTGTTTTCTTTCCATCCATTATGAGCACAAACCTCTTCAAAAATATCAAAACCTGATGGAATAATTTCACTCAACGGAATACCATCCTCTGACATATAACCGTCAAAACTTTGTATATTTTTTGCAGGAATTCTTTTATACCTATTTCTATCACGTATTTCCGTGATAAATTTTCGTTTAATATTTCCTATTAGAAAAGTTTTAAATTGACAATTTTTAGAATCGTTAAATCTTATTACACTATCTGTTAAAGCATCTAATGCAATAGAATAAAAATCGTCATAATCTTTTTCAGAAAGACCACCAATTTTAATCAAAATTGGATAGCAAAGCTGTTTGAGTTTTTTCATTTCATTATCACAATATTCTTCAAGATATGTCATATTATTTTTCTCCTTTTTATCTTGCATAATTTACCGAACGCCATCAGTGATAATTCACTATGTCGTTCTATTATTTTTTATTTAGTTTTATTTTTTGAAAACTAGCAGAATCGCTTCATTGATAATCTTGACAAGAGTTTAATTATATGTAAAAATAACAATCAAGCGACCAGTATAACTGTGTCGTGGTTTATGTGTAAACAGTCAAGTAGAAAGTGGTTGCCGCCACGCTTGAATCGCTTGACTGTTTTGTTTTCTATGTTATTATATTCCGAACGTATGTTCGTGTCAATACCTTATCGAACGCTTGTTCGTATTTTCATTTTATAAGGATTGTACTCAATTTGCCTATTGGCTCATAATTGAACACATTTTTTTGGCTCTCCGAAAAAACTCGGAGCTGATTTGCAAAATCATCACATACCTTTGCAATCGTAGCAGCTTCTTCAAGTATACTGTGACACTCTCCAAATTTTTTCTTTTTAAAACCTACGTTACAATCTGGATTTTCAAGATCTTGTTTTGATACAAGTACAACTGCATCTTTTTTTGCGACCTTCATCGCTTCTTCTAGCGACATTATTACATATTCCATTTTTAAGCCTCCTCCAATGCTCCAAAATTTGCATCATATACTCTTTTAATGTTTCTTTTATCTTCTATGGAAGATATGTACCCAAGCTTTTTAATTATTCTCTGTTCAGACACTTGTCTTAAACATTCTCCGAGTACCATGCTATCCACTTTCAAACCTTTATCTTCATCTTTCTTAAAAAGAAGATGTGTTGGTTGATTTACATGTTTGATTTTTGATGTGAGTGGTACAACCAAAGTAGTGCCACTAAAATAATTTCCAACATCATTCTGCAAGATAACACATGGTCTTTTTCCACCCTGCTCACCTGCAAATTCAACTTGTCCAAAATCCACAAGAACTACATCAAACCTTTTATAATTTTCTTTCATTGTCACATCCTCCTTTCTTCTCTTCTGTTCCCTTGATATTTTGCATTATATACTATTCTATATATATTGTCAACTATTATTATAAATATTTTTTATATTTATTTTATTGGTAATATATGGTAAATTATATATATAGTTAATAATATACGTTTATTGTGTTTTTAATATTAAATAATGAGGTATAAAAAATGATAATTTCTATAAAACCATTAATGGACTCTCAACACATTACAAGATACGAATTGGCACAAAAAATGGGAGTAACATATCCAACAATTAATAATATTTACAAAGGTAATGCAACTTCTATTCGTCTTGATACACTTGAAGGTCTTTGTCGTGAGTTACATTGCACCCCAAACGACATAATAAAAGGGGAATATTAATTACATTGCGTTTAACACATCTTTCATTCCAATAGATCCATTAGCATAATTATTAATTGTTGTACTCATACTACTGTGTCCAAGCTGCTGTTGTGCAAAAACAATATTTCCCTTGCTTGCCATAATTGAAGCATAATAATGTCTCATCATATGAGGAGTAATCCCATTTCCATAATTTTTGAAAATTGCTTTTATGTTGTCTTCAGTTGTACGTTTACCATTTTTATTGATAAATACTGCCTCTTTATCAATAATATTCTCTAATGTACTTCTATAATTAATCCATTCTTTTAAAGCTACTACGGCAGATTTTGTGACATACACTATTCTATTTTCGGCTTCCCTATATTTTCCCTTACCAAGAATAGTAATATATGGCATATCTTCTTCTAAATGCAAATCAGACAAATCTAAGCCAGCAAGCTCAGACTCTCTTAATCCTGTTCCTTTTAGAACAGTGAATATTACAATATTTCTATTACGAACAGAAACATCTTTTTTCCATATTATTTTCTTTTCCATATCAGTAAGCTGTTTTTCGGTTGGAAGTTTTTTAATTAAGTTGTTTCCCGATGAAATTCCTTTATAGGTTACATCTTCAAAAAATCTATCAGATATATTTGTTCCTTTTACACGACTAATATAATTCCAAAAACTACGAATAATATTTTTTCTTGTTTCTAATGTAGTTGGTGACATTCCATTTTGTTCTTTTGTCTTTAGATACAATGTAATATCTTCTGCCATAATATCTGTAAAATCCGATGGCTCAATATCTGATATATTTGTTTTATTAACAATTTTCTCTTCAATAAACCAATTGAGCAAATCTATAATAATTCCAAGATAATTTAATGCACCTGCTTTACTCTCAATTTTAACAGTAAAATATTTTCTCATATATATAGGAAGATTTAACTTATCTAACTTCTTATTAAGCTTCTCTGCATTTTTATTTTGCATTTCTATTTTATAACACATAATTATCAACCTCACTTTCATATTCGCCTATGTAATAATTCTCTCTTTTTATCTTTGCAGCTTCAAAAATTTCTTCATAAGAGTCACAAAATCTTACTTCAATACACTTCGTTACTTTTCTACACTTCAAACAATACAAATCTTTGATATGTTGTTGTTCTCTTTGTTTCTGTCTTTGGATTCCTCTTGCCAACATATTTTCTTGCATACATTTCATACATATAAATCTTGACTGTCTCTTTGGATTTCCATTTTTATATCTACTCATTTTTATCACCATCCTCTAAAATTATTAGTATATTACACTGAGCTACAATTCCATATCCTTCCTGAATTACTTCTCGATTTTGTAAACTCTTTGGAACATCATACAACATACCTTTCCACAGCCCTTTTCTTAATGGATCTGTTGTACTTCTTGTTTCTGATGTTTCAATCATAATTGGTACATTTTCGTTATTTTCTATAAAATCTTTAATAGTTGCCATAATATCACCTCATTTTCTGCAACAAAAAAGAAGCAGTTAATTTCTGCTTCTAATGTTCATTTCTATATTTAATTTCTCTCAATAAGAAAGCAATTTTTCATTCTATTTCTTAATTAAAAACCTATCAGCTTCATCATATTCAAGAAAACATGCATGAGAGCTGTCTTCCGTATAAACCGTTATCCCAGTTTCGTCTTGATCAAAAAAATACCAATATCCTTTTTTAAATATATAATCTGTTCCATCATTTGCATTAGTATCTTGCTTCATTTGTATCATATAGCTTTTTGCAATATTTCTTAGCAATTCAATGTCATTTATATTATCTAAATCCATTTAATCATCTCCAATCTATTTACCAAAAAATCGTCATTTAACCATTCATTTCATTTTTATATGATTGAATTCTGCGAGATAATTTTTCTTTGTAATCCTCGTCAGATGTATAAAGAATAATATTATCACCTTGTACATCAAAATGAACCTTTTCATCATCAAAAAATGCTTTATCACAAGTAAGTATAGTTCTTATTGGATGATTACAAAGCTGTAATCCTTTGGCAATACCAAGTTCATAATAAACTCCACCACGATTCCCTGTAGGATCGGCAATTAAAATAGTTGAGTCAGTTATATCATCCACAATTTTTCCAATAATAGAACCTTCGTATTCTTGGTCGTTCACCTTGACGATAGAATAATTAGCAGCTTGTACGATTGGTGTAAGAACATCTTTATACAGACGTTCTCTTTCATCATCAAAGCGCATTGCAACAAATACTTGATGTCTTGACTTAATTGGTGGAGGAGTTATTACATTTGCAATAGATTTATACGCCCGTTTTAAAATAGCAACAAGAGCATCATTATATTGCTTAAATGCACCTCCATGATCTTTTATCGTGTTAATGCAATTTTTAGTTTCTGGTGAAAGTAAATTCATGTTTGACAAAACATCTTCAGAATCCATTGCCCATTCAACTGCATTTGGTTTTAAAGGATTGTCAATTAATCTTTTTAATTCTTCTTTTTTGTTCATTTATATCACATCTCCTAATCTTCCAAGTAAATCATTCTTTACTTCAATTAAAACTTGAATTCTATTTTGCATACTTATAACACCTATATCTCCATTGCTCTTATAATATTTTTGCAATTCATTTTCACACCTATCAATTTCTGTATCAAGCTCATTAATATATTCTCTTATCTTTTCTCTCATATCTGGTTGATTTTCATACTGATACAGTTTTTGTAGTGGTTCTTGCATTTTTTGATTAGAATCTAAATCAGCATCTGCATATACAAACATACACTGATTTTTTATAAACGGCATATCCCAATTTAATTTCTGTATTAATTTACTAATTGTTTTTCACCTCAATTCCAAATATCTCACAAAAATCTTTGTCCTTAATAACATCAGCTATCTTAAAATATCTTCTTGCAATCTCATTAAACATATCTCTTTCACAAATTACTTCCGCTGTTTTAGGATAATTGCTTTCTATAAAAGACTTATATTCTATTACTAAATCGGAAAATAACTCTTTTTCATTTTCTCTTTTACAACTAACTCTAACATAACTATCATAGCATTCTTTTAATTTGTCATTTGGAATACCTATAAATAAATTTCTTCTTAACATAATATTCTCCATTTCTATACCAAAAGAAAGTTAAATTTCATTACAATGCATATAGCTAATTCCAACAATTCTTTTTAAATCTTCTATGTTGCAAGCCGACATATTTGATTCTTCTATATATTTTTTATTTTTTAAAACTTCGCAAGCAACTATATACCATGTTTTATCAAGATCTTCTTTATATATATGCATTCTAGTTGTACTGGTTATATTTACATATATATCATTTTGAGTAGTTATGTTAGTAATAACATTTTTAATTGTTCCCGAATATCCCATAGGTTTTCCTTTCATAGTAAAATTAAAATTTACTTGGATTCTGGGAATCTAATTCCACCCCATTCAGAGTTCCAAATTTCAATTCTCTTTCCATTTTTAAAAGTAACAAGCATGTTTTCTCCATCAAAGGTAATCCAAGAATCTTTTAAATTTATTTTCCATTTTTCAATAAGAACTTTTGCACCTTCAATTGCTTCTTCTTTTGTATAATCATAAAAATCAGTAATTTCTACCTTATCAACAATATCGCCAAACATTTCAATCGCAATGTCTGTAATATCAATATACCACTGATCATGTTCTTGTCTTAATCTATCCTCTATATTCACATTGCTCTCCTCTTTGAAACTTAATTTCTTTGCCTTACTCATTCTCAATATCAACTGGATTTTCCAATTTTAAAAACTCTTCTCTATGTTCTACCAATGACGCATTAGCAATTGCATTGATTTTGTTCTGGCAAAAGGACTCAATTTCTCCCTTTGCTTCCATAACAGTTTTGTCCATTTGTTCATTAAACTGATCTGCAATAAATCCAATATTACTTCCAATATCAGAATCTAACATATTGAGCTTTTTTAAAATATTTTCTTTGTCTGCCTTTGTGAGTGTCTTTTTTGAAGAAAATAATTCGGCAACTTCACTTATTAACTCTTTTGACTTTTCCATTGCTTTATTAGTCTGCTCTTTAAATTCTCCTGTAAATTGTTCTCTCTTGCTAACAAAATCACATGGAGGTATTTTCCCATCTTTTTCAGTATAGCAAATTGTTACTGGAATCCCTGTTCCTTGTCCAAAAGATGTAATTGCCTCAGCAAATTGTGAATAACTCATTTCAACTTTTACAATAGGCTTATCGCCAAAAATATTGTCACAATTTAACCCTCTTGTAATATCTGCATGTCTAAGTTCCATTGTAATTACATTACTATGTTCAATACTACTTCCAAATAAAGGTGTCTTTCCACCATAAGCTCTGTTAAATAACAAAGTACCATAACTAGGATGGCTTGTTTTTGTTCCAAATTTTGTTTCTTCTACTTTATATTCATTCTCCATATATCTATTCTCCTTCCATAGTAAACTTAGATTTCTTTATATGATTCCGTTTTCTAATAAATATTTCAAATCATTTATTCTCACTTCTTCTGCATCAACAATAGTTAATTTTCCATTTTTATCATAACCAGCATTATCTGAATAATCTAACCAACTGATAAAATTCAAAGCTTTGTCCATTGCGTCATTATTACCTGTTTGAACTTTTTCTGCCACATACCAATAAGCATTATCATCAATTTCAAATATCTCATTTATTTTTATTTTTTTCGATTTATTTTTAAGATATTTCCATAGATTATATTCGTTTCTATTGTAAAATGATCCGATGCTGGATTTCGCTACTTTTAGAACTTTATCCCCTAAATCATATACTATTCGATTGTTTCCTTCTCCAATAATTGGAAGAGAACATTCAATATCTATTACTTCACAATCTGAGTTGAGTACAATCTTGCATTTATCTTCATAATTTATAAGAATATGTTCCATTATAGCCTCCTTTCAATTTCACAAGAAAACTTGGTTTACTTGGCTTTTACACTCCAAATAATTCCTTATTTACTCTCGGTTCATATTTTCTGTGTTCCATTCCTACAATGCTCTTTTCGAGATTTTCCATATTCGTACTTCTTATAGAAGTTCCTAATGATAAATCAATTTTTTGTAACTCATCCTTATATGTTCTTCTCCTAATTCTTGCGTCATGTAACATCTTATATAATTTATATCCTTGAGAGGCATTTAATGTATAAAACTCAGCAGCATGTTCAATGTCAACAATTTCCAAGTCTACATGATGTACCATTTCCATTAGATATAATCTTCTCTCTTCAATTTCCTTTGTAAATACAGAAATCTCTTTGACTTTATCAAGAATATCATACCCTAATTCAATAGGCTTCGCAACTGGATTCGTCACCTTATTCTCTTGAGATACATATTTGACTTGCAGATTATAATGTTGACAAAGTTTCTTTGCATTAATCGTACGCATATTGTTTGCCTTTGTTACTGTGTCCCATTTAGTAGCTTCTTGCATATTACGTACAACACTAAGATGATTTTTCTTATCTCTTTTTAAGTAATTATCATTATTGCATATGATATATGCCATATTCATCACTCCAATCTTTATATAAACTACTTTCTTTAAACTGGAAAGTATAAGACAGTTTCCATCACATATACAGTGTGGATATTATGTAATTACTTTGATATTCTTTTTGCTCTTAGTTTTTCTAAATCTCTGATTCCTTTTGGTTTAATTTCTGGTGTAGTCTGTTGAAACATTTCTGTTGGTGACTGGTCATATGCCTCACACATTGCACAGAACGTCTTGATAACATTTTCCCATTCGCTTTCGTCTACCCACTGAATAAATGGTTTACCACCTCTCTGTTTCAAACAGATTCCATATTTATACTGAAGATTCTTATAAAGTTCATTCCACATGTTTCCAAATGGAATCCCTGTCACAGCAGCTAACTGTCTAACACCTGCATTTAATTTCTTTCTATCAGACCATGAAAGAATCTCACCTGCTAATGCTTTATTATCATTCTGTAACTTTTCAATATGCCTGTTTTTGAATGCCACAAGATTCGCTGATGCTATTGCAACTGCATTCGCATCTCCACTTGCTACAGCCATTCCAACACTAAGCATTAACTTCTGCTCTTCTTCAATATCTTCTGTTTTGGTTTCCGTTGAAGTTTTTTCTTCTATATTAAGAAGCTGTGTTCTGACTTCTTTTGCAACATCTGAATCTCTAAGTAACATTCCAACTCTAAGAATTGCTCTACGAGGAAATACTTTCGTTCCTCTCGTTGGGTAGTCATATGTATTTCCATTTTCAAAGGTAAATGTTACTTTTCCCTTTGAAGTTTTCAATCCGACATAATGTAGGTTTGAAAGATCTGTATACTTTTTAGCACACATACCATCTGATTCCAATTCGTCCAAATGTCTTACACATACTTTTTCAATTGCCTTCTCGTCCACTTCATAGAATGAAGCAACTTGTTTCTGTGTTGCAATTTCTTCGCCTGGTAAAAGAAGTAATTCCTTTACTTTATCCAATACTTCATATCTTCCAACACACTTATCTCTAAGTTGTCTATCATCAAGTAATGGATTTTCTGTTTCTTTCTGTTCTTTTGTTAATCGCATATCGTATCTTCCTTTCTTAATAAATTTGTTGATAGCCTTCTAATGTTTATTCTCCATTTTGCTCGCAGACTATCGAGAGTATTCCAACTCCATCACGACAGCTTTTATAGATAGCCAATCTGCTATTCAGTTTTCAAGGTACGCAATTTTTATATTGTGTTTTCCAACAAAAATAACCGCCAGTATTTTATTACTAGCGGTTTGCGTTTACACTATACTATATATTGTGTTTTGTATATCTTTTAACCACAATATATTGATTTAATTTTCAAAAAAGTCTTTTAATCATACCCCCATAATTTTTTAGTCACGTTATAATCACTTGGTACTAATTTACATTTCAAATCTCCAAAATTTAACTTATTAAATTCTTCCTTTGTAATTTCAATACCCATATCGCCTTTAACTGTAGCATTATAATCAAATTTTCCCTGGCATTCTGGGCGAAAATACCATACTCTATAGAATTCTTTACCTGTCTTCTGATTTTTACCTTCAAACAAACAAGTTATTGTTCTACCTGAGCTAATTTCAGTTGTAACAAATGTTCCAAAGTAAGGATTATATTGCGTATATGAATTTTTTCCATATTTTAAATTCTGTTGTTTATCTTGTTCACTATATTCAAGTAATTGTTGCGTACCTCTTCCATAAGAAGTATCATATATTTTACTACTATTTACACCAACTGTAGAATACAACTTAACTCCATTTTTATCAGTCGTTTCGACTCTTTTTACTCTCTCTCCATTAATATAGTCATTACAAAGACGATCCATGTAATGTACATTTCCTTTTTCATCAACTTTACGTGTATAATTTTTCATATCATGATTATCTTTAGCTGCCTTTGCAGCACTTCCGACACAAATTCCTAAAAGAGCAAACAATCCACCTAACATATTTTAACCACCTTCCTATTTTCTCCATTTTTCCATTTCATCAACTGACTTCTTATTTAAGTTATTATACATATCTCTTCTCTTTCGAGCATCTTCTTTCTCATTAATCCTCCAAGGGAGATATATACATAAATACATTGCTAATAAAAATCCAATTAATTGTGCCATAATAATTACCTCCTAAAGTTAATCCCTGCGGATATGCACCACTAAATAGAATATAAATTCTATCATAAACTTTTTCTCCTTTTAAATTAATCTATTATTCTTTTAAGTTTCCAAGATGTTCCATTTCCGAATACTTTTTCATATTCATTAACTGCATCTAACATCTGATGCCAGTTTTTTAGAGATTTTAATATTTTCTAATATATTCTTTAATTCTGATAATCTATTTTCACTAATATCATCAAAATCATCTATATCTATATCAAAATAATGCTGTGCCTCAAAAATATCTTCAAATTCTTCATCTCTCCACGAATTTACTAATTTAAGATTATCATCTTCGTCCATCCAACTAAAATCACTTTCATCGAGATAGTCTCTAACTGTCAAATCAACTGCATCCTCAATCAGAGATTCTAATTCAGTTCCTTTATATTTTGAATATAACAAGTCATTAACTGTTGATTCAACAATTAATTCTACCTCAAATGGTGTTAATTTTCTTCTTTTGCGATTTTCCTCATTTACCTCTGCATCAATCGCAAATTCCCACGCTTCAAGTGACATTTTTTCAATTAATTCATTATTATTCATAATAGCTCCTTCTTTCTTTTTTAATTATATATTATCGTATGTCCTATAACAAGGACTTTATATTTAATCTTCTTCTGCAATTCTTCTTCCTTCTTCAAGAGTATTGCAAGATGCAACTCTTGTCCAAGCGTTCAATTCCGTGTCGAACCGCATTAAATCATATTTAAGATTATTTTCATTAATTTCATAACCTTTTGTGAATCTCTTTACGATTACATATTTTTCATTTCCAATTTTAAAATTTCTTCTCATAATTTTTACCCTTTTCCTTTCTTAATTTTCTGTTATAATATTCTCTATCGGAGGGATTAATCATGATAAAAGAATTTATAACAGACGTTTGCGAATTACTTGAAATAAGAGTGCCAAAAATTTCATATGACACTACTCATTTCGCTACATCTACAACAATGGCTCAATGTAAACCAGAAACTAATACAATTTACCTTAATAAAGTAGATAAGCCAAATCCAGATTATGTATTTTCCATTGCTCATGAACTTCGTCACATTTATCAATATCAAATTGATGAGAAATTTTATTTATCAGGCTATAAACCATCTAATAAATGCTCATCAGTTGAAGAATACAATCTTCAGATTGCTGAAGTAAATGCTAATGCTTTTGCCTCTATTGTGATGTCTGATTTCTTCTCAATAAAGCCACAATGGAATGGTTTATCTAATAAGGTTATTGATGCTATTGAAAAACGAATCAAATTACTTTTGACTACTGAATTTTCTTTAGAAATCTAAATCCATTAGCTTTAGTTTTCTTTTCTGAATCATTCTTCTGAAATTTCCGTTTCATATTAATCAAGTATGAATCGGTTTTCTTTTACGTTACTTACTCTATAAATTCCATTTATCTCTTGCAAAGAATAATAAGTAGTATTATTTCTTATATACTTATTGGTAATTTTACAAGTAACTAATCTGTCCCATTTTTCTGTTACACAAACAGATATTTTTACTATATCACCTATTTTATAATCCATTCCAATCACTCCTATCTAATTCAATTCCTGTTTGCATTCTTCAAACAGATCACTCACAGTCAACCCATCTGTATTTCTCCACCATAGCTGTAAAGTATCGTCTTGTGTATTGACTTCTGCTAAAGGATCATCGAGCATTGGAATATTTTCATTTTCACTTTGCATATCCTGTACAAATGCTTTCTTTGAATCCCATTCGTATTCCACATATTTTCCATCACAATTAATAACAACTATATTAAGCATAATTTATTTTCATCCATTCTTTTAAACTTTACTCAATTGTGATATATATTCCATCTCTTTTATCCCATGCGAAGATTTGAATATTTAATAATTCTTTTGGTAATTCAGATATATCACCTTTGAATAAATCTTTATTATTTTTAGTAGAAATAATAATTGACGTTGCATGATCTTTTTTCCGGGTACTTAATAACTCTTTTAACATTGGAGCTTTTTCCATAAATATTAATCCTCCATATTCTTATTGACTAAATCATCGTTTCATTTACTCATCAAGAATACCTATCATAGATGGTATCTGACACACTTTTAGCTCACCATCAAACAATTCTCTATGTTCTCTGGATTCAAAATATCTTTTTGCTTTATTATAAGCATCTTTTTTTGAATCTGCTTTTACTTCAATCATTCTATCGTGGAATATTGCTATATAATTTCCATCTTTAATTCTTACCATAATACATCTCTCCTTTATAATAAGCTCTGAACATTTGATACTAAATCAAAATATTCCATTCCGTATAGTTTGGCGACATTATTTCCATCGTATCTTTCTTTTTGCTCAGTCGCATCCTCACAAGGAATTTCAATTCCTTTTTTATCTAACAGTTCTTCAAATAATTCGACAATTTCTGTTGCCAATTTATTTTTCTTTCCTTCGTTTATTTCTTCGTTTGTTAAATTTTGAATTCTTCTTAATTCTTCAACATGGTTACTCATAATATGTACCTCCATTCTTCACAGTAAATCCTCATTTCTTATGATTTTTTATTTTCCCAATTTTCTTCCACATTCAGGACAATATTTTATTGGAATGTAAATAGAACCAACACCTTCGCCGTTAAAATAACCAGGACAAGTGAGAATCAATTCTGGAGTAGCAGTTTGATAATCATGAATAACCCCGTCCCATTTTTCATTTTCTAATACATTTCCATTCAATCTACCTTCGTTTAGATTATCACTATGATATGGGAGTTTCGGTTGTTTCCATCCAAATTTTACGTCTGTTCTTCTTTCACAATACATACACATATTTATTTCTCCATTCTTCTAAAGAAATTCTTGTTTACTTGCCTATTCCACATCCCATTTCACTTCATAACCAGTAATTTTCTTTCCAAAATCACAAGCATGTACAACTACAGCTCCGCAATTATCGCACCATAAAGCAAAACTATTAACTCCTGCGCCCATCCTATTAACACCACCACGCCGCATTTTTGATCCACACCAGATACAAGTACATTCGTTAGGAATCTGCACACCATTATTTACAACATTTTTAATTTCCATTATCATCACTCCATTTCTATATTAATTCATCAACTTCAACTACATCAGGATTGTCATTAAACCACGAATCATCTTCTGCAATTTCCTTTAATTCAATAAAATCTCTTTCAGAATCAAAGCAATCGTTGTGTTTCAAATAAGCTGATTTCACCTTTTCTCTCGCATCTTCATATGACTTTGCCTTTACAATTCCAACAGCCAATTCTTCAATTCTGTATGCATATAAGTTTGTAATATCTAGCATAATCATCACCTCTTTATAATTTTATCTTTCCATAATCAGGAATCATCTGAATAAACTCGTCTGCATTTGTAAACTGTTTATTGATTTCAACCCAATACTGTTCGTTATTTGTATCTGTACAACAAGCTTCTAATTTGAAATCATGCTGTGCGTAAATCGTTAAGCATAGTTCTACTTTTTGAACAGATACACCTTCTGGAACTTCTTCAACAGTTGCGTACTCTTCCAAAAAGCTATCAATTTCGCTTTCTTTTAAATCATAGTTGTAAAATGCCTGTAATGGCTTGTCTGTATTATCTAACTCATTAAATGTAATTTTCGTATAATCTAACATATCAAGCACTCCTTTCTATAATAAATCTCTTAATTTCTCTGCAAACTCTTCCAATGCATTTTCTTTGTATTCCTCGTTATGTACAAGATCAACTACACCAGGAACACCTTGAAATCCATTTCTCTTTGCTTCTAACATAAGATATGTTTCTTCTTCAACATCAAAGGCATCATAAAGTTCCCACATTTTTTCGTGTAAAGTCTCTATTAATTCTTTCTTTGTATTTGGATTCTTAATTGTAATTTCAGTACACCAATCCTCATTACAAGGGTTGTCTCCCTGCATGTATAACTCAGCTTCACCATTCTTTATTTCTGATATTCTAAAATCAAAATCTGTTCCTTCTGATAGCTCATCAAGATATTTTTCTAATTTATCTGCCTTCATAAAATCAACCATCCTTTCCGTTTGAAATTGCTATTTCTTTATCTCAATAAAATCTTCACCAAGCTTCAGCCCAAATGCCTTATCTGCATCATAATGGTCGGTTACACCATATCCGTTGTAAATTTCTCCATCTTCATCAATACCAAAATCAAGCAAATCTTCAAACAGCTCTTCTGGTGTGTAATCAATAAATGTTTTATCTGCTGTATCAATTCTAGCTTCAAGAATTTCTTTTCGTTTCGCTTTTAATTCGGAAATAAATATTTCACACTCTTTTCTACCTTTTTCTGTTAATATGTATTCTTTCTCATCCATATCACTCAACCTCCATATTATCTAATGCCATCATCATTGCAGTTATAATCATATCCTCGTCAACAATAAGTTGACCGATTATTTCTCCGTTTTCTTTTTGATTTAACAAATCATCTTCTATAATTTGTTTCACAAATGGATATATTTTTTCGATTGTGTTTTCACTCCATGTTCTGTAATTTCTACCTGCTGTCATATTTCTTAAAATATTTTCAATATCATTATAAATATCCATATCACTCAACCTCGCTTTCTATGCCAAATTCCATGTTTTAATTGGTGTACTCACTGAAATATCAAAACTATCATTATTCCGTAAATCTTCAATTTCCTTTCTCAGAACAATGCATTCAAATTTCTTTTCTTTAATTGCCTTTCGTATCACATTCATTGCACTTGCTTTCGACTTGTAATCTCTATCAAATGTTGCTCTCTTGTCTTTATCAGGAAACCCAATAACCTTATAAAAAACTCTGTCAGTTGCTTTCCAAAAGTTTTCGCTAATAGGTATAAGCAAATACTGTTCGCTCATCCTCTTGAAATCCTTTTCTGTTTTACTGATATATGGATTGCTACCATCTGCAAATTCTATATGCTGCCACATGCTATTTCACCTCCACTAAGTTATTCTCTTTAATCAATCGTAGCTGCACCATCTTATTCAAATCCTTATTTACCGTAATCTGATTCTTTCCATTTCCATAAATAAAATGACTACCACGACTTCTAATTTCATGATAGCCATTTGCCTTAAGGATCGGTTCAAACTCTCTTAATTTTTTCGGTTTATGTTTGCACATCTCAATCACTCCAATCTTCCAATAACTCATACACTTCATCCTTGTTGTCATATACGTACTGATTAAAAGCTTTATAATCTCCATCTTTCTCAGGAAAGTCTTCAATAAATCTTTCCCACATTGCATCTGATACCACATTTTCATTGAATAATTTTCCCTTGTATTCAAGTTCTGCGTCTGCCCATTCTCCGTGTGAAATATATCTAATATCTTCAATTCCACAATAATTGGGACGCTTTTTCAATTTTCTATTTTCATATGCTTCTTTAACCTTTCGTAACGTTTCTCTATCGGGACACATATCACATAATCCCTGCTCACAATATTTACACATCACATCTAATGCACTTTGTACTTCTTTTATGTTTTTCAATGTCATATCACTCATCCTCCTCTTCTTCATTTTTAAAGAAAATCTCAAACTCAATATCATTGTTATCCAGACATCTACAAATCCAATCTGCTATTGGTTCAAACTGTGCGTCAGGAAGTATCCACCAATCATCATATGCTTTGTTAATAATCTCTTCTGCCTTTGTAAAATCCTTATTATTGCAAGGAATTATTACAAAATCAATCCATGTATTCATATCAGAAAATACATTTATACATTTTATAGTTCTTAAATTTGAGTTATCTAACATATAATCTGCACCTCCTCAATCTCTATACAGAAATTATCAGGATCATATTCGCTGCCTTCTATATCCCAACCATTCATATATTCTTCTTTTGCATCATTGGCAGCTTCTTCAGCTTCACCATAAGAATCAAATAATCCCCATTCAAAATCTCCACTATCTCTTAACTGACCGCCATCATAGCTGATTATATATTTGAACATCTTAATATTCCTCCAATCTTTTCCATTCACCATTTTTCTGTTCCCATGCAGTCGGATTTAAGCCATACAAATCCTTTTTGAACAATTCATCATATCTTTTGTTCATCTGCTCTTTGGTATTAAACAATTCTTCGTGGTCTAAGTTTCCTTTATCAACACCTGATAATTTATATATCCGCAATTTGTACATAATCACACCTCCTAGCACCATAAGCCTAACTCATTCATTACTTGGTAAATTCCCTTTTGTAATGAAGTACATGCATATTTATCTACTTCATCTTCAGTAAAGTTATCATTTTCCTCAAAAATGTCATTAATTTTTTGGCACAGATTACTTAACTCTGCTTTCTGTTCTTCTGTTAATTTGTTTAGTAACTCTTTCATCTAATCACTCTCCTTTCAGATTAGGACATAAACCAAGACCACCATCAATCTCAGGTACTCTTCTATATGTTCCTCTGTGTGGACATTCTTCTTTTTTACATTCAGTGCAATCGCATTTCTGATATTCCTCATAACTCATTTTCCAGTTTGTCTCTGCAAACATTTCTTTCGTCATCATAATTCCTATACCTCCAATACTTTCTGTACTTTCTCATTAAATTCACCATACATTGATTTCCATTCCTTAATAATCTCTTCTGTTGGTTCGCCAATAAGATTATATCTTTCCTGTCTGTAATGCTCTGGGTTATCAGTATAAACTTCTTCTACATATACTGCATTTCCCATTTTACTTGCATCACATCCAAAACCACTTAATGCAAGTACAATCTGATATTTTGCCTCTCTAAATTCTGGTTTGAAAAAATCTGGCTTAATTACCACCAACTTTCCTTCAATATTGCCACTTAAAGGTTTACATTCACTTTTATCAATTATTGTTTTCATATTTGTACCTCACTTTCTTTTCAAGAAACAGTTCTTTCTTTTGATTTTATGCAACCTCTTTTATTTCCTTTACTGTTTCTTTCCAACAACTATCAATCAGTCCATAGACTTCATCAATATCATATCCATGCATTTTACAACCCTCTACACAAAAGATTGCATATTTAATAGGAAGTTTAACATCCTTATCCAGTTCTACTTCTAATACAGAACCACTGCCAGACCAAGAATCATATAAACCACACATTGTTTCTTTTCCAAGAACTATATAAGATTTTGATTTTTCATTTTTTCGTGGATCATATTTTCCCTTTTCGTCATATTCTTTATTCTGTAATTCGATTAAATCAAATAAATCAAATAACGGCATTTTTACAAGAAATGTTACAGTTGCCATATGTGATGGAAGATTTTCAAATTCCTGTATGCAGCTTTCAATAAATTTGTCTTTATTCTTATCTCTATCTACATAATATCCGTCATTCCTATGTACTTGTTTACAAGCTTTTCTCAATGCAGTTGCTTTACCTTGTGTTTTCGCTAACCACAGCATAGATGACTCTTTATCAATACTTCCATCTCCTGAATTTCCATACCAATTCAGAACATTATCGCAAACACAATTGTAATTCCAATTACCACAATCCACCATAATATTTACTTTGACTTCATTATTAAAATCTTCTGAATTATAATAGAAATATGTATTTTCTCTCACATATTCCCATATTTCATCAAAATTATCTGTAAAGTATTTTTCTTCTTCATCTGTCAGTTCTTTACGAATATTATTTTCAAACTTATCTTCTCCGTACTCCATCGCATAATACATAGCCCAATCAGCTAATTTATCATTAAAAGCTTCCCTTGGATTATCATGCTCAAGTATCTCTTTTAAAAAACTATCAGAAAGTTCCCTTTCTCTATAGTCAGTATAAATTTCGATGCCACCATCTTCATTTATACCCCATATTTTCTTTAATATTTCATCTATTCTGGTTTTTAATATTTCCATTGTCATATCAATCAACCTCGCTTTCTTCCCATAAATCAATTAAACCAGGTAATACATAACCTAAATCTATCCAGCTAAATTCATCAAACTCTTCAAGTTCTTTTAGTTCATCTTCTGTTGGAATTTCAGCACCCATAATTCTCTTTACATCATTTTCTGTTCCACCAGCTTCAAGTATTCTATGTAATGTCATTTCTAATGCACCAGAAATATCATCACTTCCTTTTATTGTGATTGCATTCCGTGACCAATATTCATTACAAAGATGAAATGTCACAATTGTTTCATTTTCTTCTAGCAAATCTTTTAACTCAATCATTTCGCTTACCTCTCAATCTTTACATCTAAAATCTGTTTTGCGTATTTTATTGCTTCACCTTGCGTTCCAAATGCATTATTAAATTCCCATACAGAATTATCTCCATACTTTACTTTGCAGAATATTTTATACTTTTCACCAAGGTCAAATTGTGTATATGTTACAGCTACATTTTCTTTTTTAGATAGCCACAACACTTCATCACCTCTAATTTTCATTTCGCATTCTCCTTCCTAATAAATAAGACAGACACATATGTTTGCGTCTGCCTTATTATTCTCTGTATTACTACTATTCCTCGTCTTCATCATCATATTTCCCAACCTTGATTCGGATCATCTAACGATGGTTTCACATCTTCATATTCCATTTCTCTTGTAGTAATTTTAATTGGGTACTCAAGAGCTGCGTTATCTTCATCGTAACAAGCCATTACAATTCCAAGCCAACGAAGTTCGCAATCAATTTCTTTCCCATCATAATATGCCTGTAAGTTTGTAATATCATTTTCACTTGTACTACAATGCCAATTTCCATTCTTGATTCTACGGATGATTTCAGGAATCATATTTTTATTCCATTCTGGAATTAAATCATATACATCATACCTTCCAAACCTGCCATATCCATCATAGCAATCTTCATAAATTACCTTTCCATATTTCTTCTGAAATGGTTTCGGTACAAGCAAATATGTATCTGCTCTTTTGTTATCAATTACTTGTTTGTTTGTATCGCTGTAAATCCAACTGAACTGTCCCATACTAATCAACCTCCTTGACTTCTAAAATTTTATATTCGACATCAGCTTCATCTAGTCCGTAAATTCGCTTACATTCTTCAACAGATGATACTGTACAGTTTTGTGTTCTCCATTTCCAATTACTCATTGCATCTTTATATCTAAATTTTATATTAAGCATTTGCATTTTCCTCCTTTGGTGTAATTAAACTCCTTAGATTATCTCTAATATAGTCACAGAAAGCATCAATACTTCCATTTCCAATAGTCCAACAACTATCACCATCATAATTCCAATGAATAATTACTTCATATCCTGGTGTGATATTAGGTAAGTCAACATCTTCCTTTCTCGCATATGAACTATTTGAAAGAGCTTTGAGATATACATATCTTCTAATATTCTCAATATCTCTTTCTGTTTCTGCATTGAAAATCTCTACCAAATATTCATCAGAACATTCATCATAAATATCATATTCAGAAGCTCCATTTTTCTTATTATCAAGTCTCTTCAACTCTTTGCTGATTGCAAACAGTGCTGATTCCTCGTACTTTTTGCACTCCTCTTCACTTCTAAATATAGTTCCATCCTCTGCAATGTACTCTGTTCTTACCAGTTTCTCGATTGTTTCTGTTCTTCTTACTTCGTTTACTTTCATAGTTTATTTTAATCTCCTTTTTTATTATATTTTTTTATTCTCTGTTTTATTGCATAAAAAAAGCAGACATCATTTCGATACCTGCTTTGTTTTATGTTTTACTTATCCTTTTACAACAGTTACTCTAAAAGGTGCTCCGTTAGGTAACAACAAATTACAATTTCCTGCTAATCTTCTAATGTCCAATTACCAACTTTATTTCCATTGATGTCCATTATGTAACCAGCTTGACACCCGTATTCAAGTTTTTCTTCAATTTCTTTTAAATTTCGCCTTAACTCATATGCACTTCTATCAAGCTCGCCATCTTCATCTCTATAAGCTGCCCCACCTGTTTTAATCTCAATTTTCAACATAGCACTCGACCTTCCTTTCAATTCTAAATCTCGTATTTTCTGGATGCGTTTCATAAATCAATCTACACCAATTTTCATCTTTAACACATTCGCTTAAATACTTGTTATCAGGTGTGAAATAATATGTCTTGCGTCCTTCTTCTGGTGAATCCTCTGTTTTATCTTTCCATTTTGTGATAATAACCATCTCATATTTTTTGTTTCCGTCATATGAAGTTCCAGCTAAATAAGCTGTATATAGTTTGCGTTCATTCATAATTCTTCACCTCCATTTCTTATATCAAGCAATTATCATAATCATAAATATCTGGATAAGCCTGTCTGATTGTGTACTTGTTACCTCTATTGCTTGCAAATACAATTCCTTCTGTTTTCTTGTTAATGAACTTGCAAAGATAATCAACATCTTTTCTGTGATAATTTCTGTTAATAAGAACATCTGCCATATCGGAATATGACTTTTCATAGCAACAATCACATTTATAAAATTCATTTCCTGTTCTCTTCTTTACATAAAGTAACTTGTCCCATTTCTCTTTCATAGGAAACTTTTTAATAAGTGCTGCAACTACCCTTTCTCTTGCTGTTCTTTGGTCATACATTGTTCCATAAGTCTTATCATCAAACCAATTTCCAAGATACATATAAGACTGAATCCATGTTCTATCTTTCACCCAAGGCGTATCCTGCATTACATAAGGTGAATCAGTACATACAAACTCGTACCACTCAACACCACAATACTCATGTTTATGTTTTACCTTCGTGAACTGATATTTATGACCTAAATACTCAAATTCTGTATCTGGAATAGGTTCATATCCAATTTCCTTTTCTGCCCAACATCCTGTCCAATTTTCGTCATAATCGTTTGCCTTTTCAGGATATAAGTCTGGATCTTTATAAGATAACAACCACTGATTTATTTTCATTGTGGTATCTCCGTTCCAACAGTTAGCCCAAAAATTCTTAGTCAAGTCTTCCGTATTATGCTGAAGCTTTTCCTTTACCTTGTTCCATTCTCTTTTGATTACCGTTTCAAATTTTGGAAGTTTGTTTCCATCTGCATTTGAATATCTGGTTACTTCATTTCCTTTTTCATCACAACAGATAAACATTACATCATCTGCCATTGGTGTATTTAACTCACAGTAGCCAAGTGGATCACATACTGAATACCAAGTTCCTTCATTTCCATATGTATATCTTCCGTAATATCTATGCTTTCCTTTAATTTTTTCAACTGTTTTCCAAAGCTCGACATAATTATCATCTTCACCTCTGTATAATTGAACTTTAATTTCTCTCATATTAATCACACACCTTTCCAATAACTATATACATTCTGTCAAACTTACCTGTATCTTCATGTTCAAATACCACAACTGCATCATTATCTTCGCTTACTGCAAGTCCTTCAAATTTCCATTCTTCTAACCATTTATAATGTGCTTCTGCCTGACAATTCCAGATAGCTGCGTATTCACTTGAAGATGTATAAGGAAATCCAAACGTATTTTCTAAAGTGTTTTCTCTCCCTTTTGTAATCTGCAAGTTTGATATACGCCACATATTAAAAATCCGTAATAACTCTTTTGTTGTTTTTTCAACATCGTTCCATTCTGTTTTAAGTTTCATAATTCATTTCCTCGCTTTCTTGTAATAAAATAGACAGCTAGTAGATTATTCTCCTAAATTGCCTTTGAAGATTTCTTAGTTGTTTTCTTCTTTTCTGTAAACGGACTTTCCATTTCGTAACGAACAACTTCGGATAAATAATCGAAAATCTGTGCCTGTGTCTTATCTATGATATTTGTCACAAAGAACTCTGTTCCTTTACAATACTTAATAAGTGCTTCTTCCATTTCATCTGTCCGACCATCCGTATAAGCATATAATGCCTTTAATGCACGAATAATCTTTGCTGTATATGCCTTTCCGTTATAAGAATCTGCGTAACCATTCCATCCGAGATTTCCAAGCAATTTCAGCATAGAATCAAGAAGATTTGTATTTGTCTGTACAAGATGAATACCGTCTGAAATTGACGTAAGAGTTCCAACAGTATTTGTTATATCTTCATCTCCCTTTACTGCTACATTATTCTTATGGCAAATTTCCTGTAATTTCATATAATCTTCCTTGTGTCCTGCAATAGCAGCTTTATAAATATCCATTGGTTGCATTTTGCGTCTATCCTGTGACTGATTAATGAATAATTCAATCGCTTCTTCTATCGAACATTCCATAATCTCAACAACAACCGAATCCATTTTTGCTTTAAATGCTCCATAAATTCTATGTTGTCCGTCAATTACCCATAATTTACCTTTATGGAATAATACCTTTGGCACATCCCATTTATATTTATTATAGGAATTACCTATCATATAAGCTCTTGCAAGACTTAATCTTCTTTGCCATTCAGGAATATGAATGTACATTGGATCAACTACAAGCTGAAGTTTATCTCCAACCATGCTATTTCTTTTTGCATCTTTAATCATTCTGGAAATATAATCGGTTTCCATTTTCCCTGTAAAACCATCTACGTTCCGTGATTCCTGCATTTCCATTTCTGCCTCTTTTGCTGTTAAATAAACTCTCTTACACATATCTGTGCCTCCTTATATTCTTTAATTTTTTGCATAAAAATAACGGCTTGTTTTCACTTGCCGTTTAGTCACTAAACTCTCTGAAATACACCTGACTTGAGCATATCTATTTTCCAACACTCAAAATCTGGATATTCTGTTTTGTCTACTATATCTCTGTAGACTTCACGCATCTGTTTTTCCGTGAATGTTTTACCTTTAAGCGGATCTTCATATGTGATATACACTATTCTTCTACCATCCTTTCTTTTGTAATTAACATGTATAATCCCAAGGGGAATAATAGGACGCTTATAGTTGCATCTCCGTCTAATATAATAGGTGCAAGAATTGATATTATAATCAATCCTGCTCCCATTATTTTTTGCTTTAATTTTTGCTTTAGTTTTTTTGCTTTTGCGTTCATTGTTATCCTCCTTTATATACTCATTATGAGTGGCAATATCCGTAAGCGTGCCTTATCATATTTCCATTCTTCTGCATTTTTGCCTTGTGGTATGGAGAGTTCATCTACTGAACTTACTATCTCCTTTACTTTGTTTGTGTTAAGGCAAAAATCATTTGCCAATTTCATTATTTCCTTTGCCCATGTTGCCATGTTTGTTTCCTCCTTAATATTCTCCATTTATATTTATGTATTCCCACGCTTCAGTTTCTGTTGGGAATTTAATTGGGCAATTCGGTATATACCAATCGCCATATTTTAGATATGGTTTCATTTTGCGTTTCCTCCTTATTTTTTGGCATAAAAATAGCACCTTGCATTGTGCAAGATGCTTTTGTTTTTTATATTATTTTTTATTTTTCTTTACTTCTTATTTTACATTTTTTTTAGTTTCGCTTGAAGCTCTGCAATTTGAGCTTCTATGGCTTGTTTCTCTGTATTTGTTTTATTTTTCTTTTGTTTTTCGTAGTCTTCATCAGAAATCCATTCCATAATTTCTGAAGGCTGAACTTGTAAAAATGTACACACTTTATCTATATTTTCTGTATTCATAGTTCTATTATGTGAAAATTTTGTAGGTGTATTTACACTTAATCCACCTGCACATAAATCTTTCCATTGCATATTACGTTCTTGCAAAATATTTGCAAGTTTATTATAAATAATCATAATTTTGCCTCCTTTATCACCTCCAATTTTATCACATATTTTTGTGATTATCAATTACATTTTAGTTTTTATAACCAATTCTTCGCAATCGTCAATTAAAGCTTTGATTGCTTTAAATTGCATTTTAATAAGTTCATCAGATTGCAATTTGTCTTCTGATATTTCCATTAAATCTCTATTGATTGCCTTGATATTAGCATCGAATTTTTTCTTGTTTTCACTTTTCATAGTTATACCTCCGTTTTCTTAATTATAACATCTTCTAAAATTGTGTAAAGGATTACTTGAACATTCATAATCTGTGATACTTCCATTATAAATGCGTGATCCACCTCCACTGCCTTTATGTTTGCGGTCATGACGCATCATATTTTCATATTTGCGAAAGTCGTGACTTCTCTTCTGCTGATGTTTTCGGTAATAATTCCACATTATTTCCGTATATTCATTCTTTGCATATGTACGAAACCATTTCTTTTCAGTTGGCAACCATACAATTAATTCCAGATTATATTTGCGTTTGTGATTAAATTTATTGCATACAAGTATCATTTTGTTATCAAGTTGCAAAATGATAGAACCCATACGAAATTCTTTGTCATGTAGAACTTCCGTGTTAAGTGCTTTGTAAATTTGCATAGTTATTTTACCTCCTTAATCTTCTACAATTCCATTTTCAGTTAACCAATCACACAGATAACAAAATGGTTAATTCCTCCGTGTGAGAAGTCCATAGAGTTGTAGTGTTCTTTTACCTCTGCATATTTATCAGGGAAAACACGCTTAATTCCTGTTAAAAGCATAGCTCCCCAGTTTCCACCACATGCAGAACAATTCTGCATAAATTCTGACATTTTCATTTTATCTTACCTCCTTAATTCTTTTCATTGCCATTTTTTGAGCCTCTGGAAAATCCAAAATTCCTTTTTGTAAATAAGTTGTAAAAAGCCAATTTATTTCTTCCCAGTCTATATAATCAGTTTGATAATATATTTGCATTAATAATTCCATTACAGAATTATCGTTTAAATGCCACGGTCTGCCCATACCGACAAAATCAGCTTTAATATTGAGCATCATATTTTTAATTTGTATTGCGTTCATAATATTACCTCCTTATATTAAAATGCACACTATTAAAGGGCAGAATTTCAGTTCTGCCCTTCGTACTATGCACTTTATATTTTACATTATGCAAAGTAATGTTTAATTACAATGTTGCTGATAGTGCTTGCAAGTCCTGAATAATCATAGGTTGTTTCCTGCGTTTTCTTATTCTTTTTAGCCTTTACAAGTGTGTTAATCTGACGCTTTTTGAATGTTACTTTTCCGTCATCGTCTGTATCAAATTTATTAGAAAATCCACGGATATAGCAATCATTAAGTAATTTTTTATCCTCCGCCGTTAGTTTTACTCTTGTTTTGTCTGTATACGGAGTTTCAAAAGGCAAACTGAATGTTGTTTTGATAATGGTTTCCAATTCCTGAGAAGCCTTCTTGTATGCTTCTTTTACATCGTTAGTCATAGATAATTCGCCATTCTTATTAGCTTTACTTGTAATATGAATTGTTTCAAGTGCTTCATAAAGAGCTGGCGACTGGAATGTTGGAATGATAGCATATTTCACCAACTTAGAGTTATCCCATGTTGCAAGTACCCTAAGAACCGTGCGGACTACATCCTTAGAATTACCAAAATGATCCTTGTTTTTTTCAGACATGGCAGTAACAACATTGTTGTAAGTATCAAGAGTTTCAGTCTGCGACTCTTCACATTTAATCCGTTCAGACTTGCTATCGTCAATACTTGCAAGAATACCGTCAAGTTTGCGGGTTTTTGAGAAAGTGTCATCATCGCCGTTTTCTTCTATATCCTTGCGGATAGAGGAAGCCTGCTTTTCCAATCTGTCAATAGAATCGTTGAGGCACTCAATATTCATTCCTGCTAATTCATGAGAAATTGCCTGCTGGAATTCTTCTTTGAGTTCTGGTGTGATGTTGCTTGCATAAAAATTAATTGATAAAGTTGTCATAATATACCTCTTTCTCCGACTTAACGCAATCGGTGCATATAATATTTTTATTGTGTTTATAGTTGTAGTGTTATGCACACTATAAAAGGCTAGAGCTAGAGCCAGTGCTACAATAACGCAAACTATCTATTGTTTGATTATTTATACCTAAAAAGTAGGTGCTTTATAGTGCGTTGCGATGTTTTCTGGATAGACTTATTCTAGCCTTCTAATTATGTATAACTTTTATAATAGCCATATAAGGGAATTACTTAATTTTACAAGTATATTTATAACGCAGACATTACCCTGCTAAAATAAAAATAATCGGAGGTGTTACCCTTTACCCGATTAAAATTAAACAACTATTATATTTTTATTTATGTACCTACCCTGCTAGTACCAACCGTGCCATTATCGGTTGAATTTTAAAATTATTAGATTTTTTCAAATCCTGCCGTTGCCGTTCCCATCTTTGAACACTCCTAGAAAATACTCTAGGGATTAGCCCGTTTGCTTATGTCTTTTTTGACATCTTCCTGCCGTGTGGCAGGGTGAGGACACTTGCGTATAATCCAGTGTTAGCCGAATTATCGTTTGCAAGGATTGCTAATCCTAGGGCATATATACTATTGCAAGTATAATCTAAGCCGTTCCCATAGGTTTTTCTGGTGAACCTTTTAACCTTAAATTTAGTTTGTATAGCAATAACTCAATGAGGAAATTGCTAGAATTTTATATCCTGCCATAGTCTTTTCTTTTAAAGTCTAGGACTATAAAAGAGTACCTATTTAAGAATATAAAATTGTTTTTTCCTAGGGATTGTAATTGATAACTAGAATTGATATAATAGAACTTGCTACAGAACTAAATTATATTTATTTAGTTATCAATCGGGTTTTACTTATTGGAATAATCCTCTAAGTATGCTATAACATCCTTTATGGATTCTATAGCCTGCTGAATGTTGCCATTCAGTAGAAACCCTATTACAATTTTTAATTTATAAATTAGATGTTTTTCAATAGGTTTATCGCCTCTTTCTTGTTTGGATTGATTGTATCTTATCACTTATTTTAGTGATTGTCAATACTTAAATCAAATATTTTTGCAATTTATTTCAATCACTGTTTTATTTGATTATGATTAGATACTATCACTTATTTTAGTTATTGTTAACAACTTTTTTACGATATTTTTTTGTATTTTTAAAAATACAATTTTATATCATTATTCTATTTTTAGTCTAATATAAACATATATTAATAGTCTACTATTAGAGTATGTTTATATAACTAACTGGGGGTAGTTAAAACTAACCGATCGCCTCAAAAATGCAGGCAGCCTTATAGCTGATTCATCCACACACTAACTCAAAAATCCCCAATAAATTAAGCAAAATCCCAAATCCCATCACTCAACCCCCTTATCGCACCTCATATCGTCAAACCCCATTAAAATCAGGCATTTCAACCACCTTACAACCTAAAAATCAAACACTCATCTCACCAAAAAATCACCCAACCAATCACACTTTCTTCCTTATTTATAAGCGTTTTTACCGATAACAATTTTTAATCAATTACACTCAACTCACTATGGTTACAATAACCATTCTTGTCTCATAGTTAGGTAGGGAAATATTATTATCTGCAACATTCCCAATACCCAATCCTTAGACAAAATCGCACAAAATGAACCCAAATTTCAATCCAAACCACTCCAATGATAAATTGCATATCTAACAACCTAAAATCGAAAATTCCCCTCATTTTCTTTAATTTAGTTCCATTATCACTAATGATAATTAATGGGGGTGCATTAAAACCACACAATAAATCCTTCATATATCTCGCTACTACCTATAAAAATACGCAAAATAAATTTCCTAACAGAGAATATATAAACAGTAATAACAAAAATATATTCAAAGAAAGGAATTAATGTATGAATACATATTTAATACCAACAACAGCAGCATACTGTTATGAACCATATGACTATATTTATCTTATATACGCAAATACATCACAAGAAGCATATAAAAAAGCACATAAAAAATTAAAGGGCGAATATATTCCACAAGAATTACAAGAATATGAATATTATCCATATGAATTGTATAAACCAGATGATACAGACATTTTTCCATTCCATGAATCAAGAAAATATGATATACTTACAGAAGCATTTAAAAATACAAAAGGAGTTGAATATATGTCATATTTTCAAGTAAACTGGAATGATTATATAGAAGATATAATTAAAATAGCAGATAAAGAAAATTGGTCTAATAGTACATATCCTAACAATAAAATTCTTACAAATTATATGGTTCACACATATAAGAAACTATCTTCTGAAAGAAATATTATTACAAATAATGATTATGGGTTATTTAATACAGGATTATTTACAGAATTTTATCAGCCAATATACGCTTACCAAGATAAAAATGGATTAAAATTTCTTACTTCATATGAACTTGGAAATATGAATATTTCAGAACGTCCACCAAGAGCAAATTATTTTGACGATCCTTCACTATTACTCTTTGATTGGCATTATGAAATAAACATTAATTACAAACATATATTAAAAGATATTAATAATATTGAACGTATACCAGAAAAAATAAAAGATAGTAAAAATATTCTTAATAATCTCAATGGTTCAATAGAAACAATGAAGAAGCGAGTATCTGCTAATTATAAATTAGCAATACCTCAATACTATGAAAATAAAATCCAGTTATTACTTCCACTTTGTTTAGAAGATGATACTACACCATCGTTAGCATTAACAGTGACAAAAGTTGGTAATTATTATCAAGGACATACTTGCCTTACACTTGATATGGCTTATAATAATGCACGACTTATAGCAAAACCAGAATCTAGTTGGCTTAAAACTGAATAAAATAAAATAAGTTATTTGTTTAAAGGTAGATGAGAAATCATCTTCCTTTTTTATTTTGCTCAAAATAAGTTTAAGAAGAGAATATATAGATATCAATATAGAAAGGAATAAAAAATAAATGAACAAATGCGAAACAGAGATACCAAAATATCTTAAACAAAAAGAAAGTAATGTATCTAAATCCAAGAAGAAATCCAAGCATAAACATCAATATGAAGAATGTCTGATTCAATACAATCTTATGTTTGCAGGAAAAAGTTATATTAAAACAGGACTATATAGCTATTGTACCATTTGTGGAAAGATAGGTGATAGATTCAAAGATACTAATTCTATTGTGAAAGATTATACAAGAATAATAGATACATCAATAGGCAAATATTACTCTCTTATCACTGACGAAGAGTTATATGAAAGGTATCATAATAAGCTGCCAGTATTCTTTGTAGAAGATATTCTTAAAGAGAAGTATGTTGATTTGGAATAGAATGATAATTCAGATGGAGAATAATTAAATAGACCAACCAATAATAATCAACCAAAATTTAAAGAGTAATTTATGAGCGTAGCGAATAAATTACGAATAGTCTGTCTTATTAAATAAGTTATATATCTTCTTTCAGTTCAGTTGACCTACATAAAAGTGTAGTCAAAATTCTCATATTTCAAAATTAGACATACATAAAAGTGTAGTTTGCTGAACGCTCGTCAAGACACTTCTATTATTTATTTAATCCACAACAGAAAATAATTAAATATCACATATAAAGGAGGATTTTTTTGAAACAGAAAACAGAATACTTTACTCGTTTCCCTAATGATTATATTCAAGGGAATATTAAAACCAAATACAGAGTTAGTAGAAAATTTTATATCACATACATACTTATAGATAAATACAGATCGTATGAAGACTATAGCTGGATTACTATTCGTAAAGTAATGGAATTCTATGGCTATAAAACAACCAAACATAAACCAAAAGCATTTCAAGAAATTCTCGATGTACTGGAATATATGATTAACAACAAAATGATTGAAGTTCAACAGGATCTTGATACACTTGGATATGATACTGGAATTGAAATTAAAATCATTCCTGAAAATTTTGATGCTGCTGATAAATTTTCAAAAATCACATCTTCTCAGCTTGATTTTATTATGATGAACGAATCTAGTATTAATAAAGAGAATATATTAATGGCATTCCTATATATAAATTCATATATTTATGTGCGACAAAGAGATAAAAATGGTAATGAAACTATGACGAACCCTGAAACTAAACCAGAAGCTTTTTGGCGAAGTATAGAATCTATGTCAAAAGAACTTTCTATGTCTAAGGATACAATTAATCAATGTATTCAATATCTCACATCTTCTATTGACAACAAAAAACCACTTCTCGTTAAGAAAGAAGTTGGTAGCGTCCAACCTGATCCAAAAAAACCACCACAAAATGTTCCAAATATATATGTCCTTAATAAAGAAGGTTGTGACCAAGAAATTGAATGGGCTATTACTAAGATGCTTGAAATCTATAATGTAGATTCATTTGGAGAAATCAAAAACGGCAATAAGTTGTAAATAAAAGAGAATATACATATGTAACCAATTAACGCAGCACTCAAAGGAGCAATGCAATGAAAAATAAAATAACAATTAAAGGAGCTACAAATAAGAAATATGAAAGAAACAGCAATTATAACAACAAAACATAATACATATGCAGGTGAGATTGATATTGAAGACTTTTCTACTTCTTCGCCAAATAAAAAGAGAATAAATAAATATAAGGATTCAAATGTTTTTTTTGATTCCCTAATAAAAAAAGAAAACTTTAAGGAGAAATATAAAAATATGACACTCGATGAATTAAGAGAACTAAAAGTAATATCAAATGAAAATGGTAGACCTAGCCAGAGTTTAACTGATAAAAAATGGCAAGAAGAATTTGAATTAAGGAAATTATTCATTACTCCTTTTAAAAAAGAAGTAAAAAAAATGGGTGGACTCTATTCTAAAGATACTGGTATGTGGAATACGGAAACAAAAGGGGAATATTATGGAACAACTAATTATCAGGAATATTGTTCTTTTATAAATGATATTTTATCAAATATTAGGAGTGGACAAGTTGACTATGTGTATTACATATATCAGATAACCGATCTTTTAAAATTTCATTATGACACTTTAAAAACAAGATACTGTGATGGATATTGGGAGGTATGGTTAGATGTATAATGAATCGTTTTTAATTGTTAATTTGAAAAATGATTATTCGATTATTGCTTATAAAAAAAAGGAAGATGTTGGTAGATATAATGTAGAATTAAAACTTTTAAAAAATTCTAATGCGAAAACCAATATCATTTTAGATATAGAAAATTTAATATTTTTTTCAACCAAACGTTATATAGATAAAGATATTACAGATTATATTAATGGACTTATGGTTAATTATGTTGGTTATATTTATATTCAGAAATATGAACATGTAAAAAAATGTTTACAACTTGGTTCGCTATTAAAGGAATAGTCTATGTGTGAAATATGTAATAAATATCCATGTGATTATAAATGTCCTAATTATATTCCACCTAAGACAAAAATAAAATGTTTCATTTGCGAAGAAGGTATATATAATGGCGAACGTTACCTTGATAATGAAAACGGTGAATATTTACATGAGGACTGCGTTGATTGCTTAGATGCCGACCAACTTATTAGTTGGCTTGGATTCACGTATAAAGAAATGGATGATTATGATTTAAGAGAAGACTCTTAAGAGAGAATTTATAAATAAGAGGTGATGTTAAAATAAATGAGTGAATATGGAATTAAGATAAAAAACATTAGTGCTGGTATGTTGTATGATGTTAATCTTGGTACGAGAGATTATTTTACATATACAGATGCAATGTTTAACAATAGTTTATTTAGTTTTTTCTTACAAAAGAATGGATTAAATATTTATAAAGGAAAATCTGGTAAAAAAAATGAAAGTACACGAGATATAATTTGTCTTGATTATGAATTCGGAAGTCGCTCTTATGATAATGAGCATACTCGATTAGAAAAGTTATTTAATGAAACTGATGGCGATTCTAAAGAACGTATTAAACAGGCATTACAAAAAGTTGAAGATAGAAAAGATTTGTATAATGAAAAATCACGAGATGAGATTCGAGAATATTTTTATGAGAATGGTGTTAATGTTACATATAAACGAAAACGCAGAGACGGAACAATTAAAGAAAAAACAATTCATTATGAAATGCTTTTTCGTACAAGTGCCAAAGCTAAACTTGGACAAGTTATTTTCATAAATAGTAAATTATATGACATTGCATATGATTGGCTAACAATTGGACTTGGAAAAAAAATGAGTCATGACAATGCGAAAATCGTTGAAATGTCAGCTTATGCTCCACTTACTACATCTACCATTATTGGTACACTTCATATACCTGTTGAGGATGTTCTAATTCTCAAAGATCAGGATTCCTTTTTTGAAACAATGACAAAAGTTGTTAAAGCAGAAGAATACAAAGTAGAAGTCAAAAAGAAAAATAAAGAAACTAATAAAAATGAAAAGGTAATTGAAAAACGTAAAAAATGTGTTGTATCCGAAGAAAAACGTCAAGTAAAAAATACAATTTGGGATGGTATGGCACTAATCGAAGCTGATTCTAATTATCTTCGTCTCCCATCTTATATTAACGGTATGGCATTACTCAGGAATCACCTTTTTAAAGCATGTGCTTTTAAGAGTTATCTTCAAAAATTCTTTAAAGATTGGTGTGAGAAGAATGGATATGATTATAATACATATCAGATTCAAGATATGTTTGGTAAATGGCATTATTTAAAAGATGTTAAGATGATAACCACTGATAATGCGATTAAATGGAAGAAATTTCAAGACTTAATGGGTAATAATGTTACTGAGGCATATGACTATTGGTGCAAAAGAATTCATTCTGATGGCGATAAGTGGGGTATTGTAAAAACTGACCATCCAAGTAAATTAGGACAATATCAACAGTTGAGTTACCAGATGATTAATACTCTTCCATGTATGAAGGACGATGTAAAAGACATTGCTCAGATTAGCATTGATTATGTTGAATTACTTAAACGTGACAATGATGAATTTGAAAAGTTTCTTAGAAAGAATGCAAATAAAGTAAATCATTATGAAATGCTTGCTGATTTATATGCTCAAAATCATGAGTTTGGAAATAGTAAATTTTTTAGATATGAAAAAAAAGAGATAATTAAACAATATGTTTTTAGAATGAGAAAAGGAAAAATTATGGTCAATGGTGATAATTTGACTGTATGTGGTAATCCTTATGCACTTTTGCTTTATTCTGTTGGCGAGGATTTTGAAAAAGATCCAACGCTTTCTCAAGAATCTAATTGTATTCAGTGTTACACTAAACGTTTTGATGATAATGAATATCTTGCAGCGTTTAGAAATCCACATAATTCCCCAAACAATATATGTTATTTACATAATGTCTATTCTAAAGAAATGGATAAGTATTTTGCATTTAGTAAAAATATAATAGCAATTAATTGTATTCATACAGATATTCAAGACAGAGCAAATGGGATGGATGAGGACTCGGATTTTATGCTTGTCACAAATCAATCAACAATGGTCAAATGTGCAGAAAGATGCTATAAAGATTTTTATACTATTGTAAATGCATTACAAGAATCTTGTATTACCTACAATAATACAAAAAAAGATTATGCTACTATGGATAACAAGTTTTCAAAGTCACGTATGGGAATCGGATATTCAAGTAATTTGGCTCAGTTGGCAATGACTTATTATTGGACAGAATTGCAAAAAGATAATCCCGATGAGAAAAAACTTAAAGAACTTTATGACAATTTTATTATCTTATCTGTTCTTGCTCAGGTTATTATTGATGGATGTAAAAGGGAATATGAAATTGATGGTAATAAAGAAATTGATAGAATCAGCAAACTTCCTTGTATGAGTATTAAAAGAATTGTTGGGTATACGGATTCAGATAAGCCAAAGTATAAAAAGTACGATTTTCCTGAGTTTATGAAATATACCAGAGAAATTAAATATACAAAAGATGGTAAAGAACTTCCACAAGATGAAATTGACGAATCAAAGAATAAACTTAAAAGTCGTATCAATAGAGAATTGTTGTGTCCTATGAACTGGCTTGAAGATTGGATAAATAAAATTCAGAACGCTTCTACTGTTGAAACAATCCCAACAGAACAATTTTTTATTAAGATGAAGGGGAAGCCCAATAATAGACAAATGACAAAAATACGTTCTATTATTGAAGAGTATGATAATTATGTAAAACAATGTTATATGTCAAATTTAGATTCAGAAATGTTAAATGAATGTATTATGGAAAGAACGAAAGTTTTAATTCATGATATGAGTAGTATAAAGATAGGTAATATAATAACAATAAACAGATTAATTGAGATGGCATTGGGATTAGAGACATCCATAGGAATGAGCAAAAATACTAAGGGGGAGGGAACAAAATATACAAGAAAAATCCTAAATATTTTGTACAAAACTAATAAAGATAAATTTCTCTTAAACTTTTCATAGGTATTTTTGCACAAATTTTACCGAATTAAGTTGTATATTTTTCATAAAAAACAAGCAAAATCAATGGTTTCAGAGATTTTAACAATGGGTGTAATATGGAGGGAAGAAAGCACAGAGTTGTGTTAGTAAACTCCCACGCCATTGCCAATGCGTGTAATAAGTAAGGGCTTGCAAGTTTAAAAAGTATACTAGGGGCAGACGTATCATTATCTGTCCCGAATATAAAACAATGAAATCAGCTTTTTTCTTGGCTGATAAAACAGAGAATGTAATAGTGTGTAAACACGTTAATTGGAACAAAAGGAGAAATAAACATGAATTTAAAGGAATCATATCGTTATGCAAACTATCTTGACCGTCTGCTAATAACAGCCGACACATATCTTAGAAACAAAGGGTTCGTAACAACTACAGAGCAGAATCACTTACGCTCTAAGGCTAATCCAGATGCACAGGATGAGAAAATTGCAGTTCAGAAACCATATGATGTAGATTTTAAGCCAAATGATATAATTGACTTTGTGGTTAAGGTTATTAATGAGAAGGAAAATCTTTTCTCAGCAATTGCAGATGCAAAAGCGAGAACAGAAATTAATATTGATAATGCTGTTGCTATGAATAAAAAGAAACAGTCATTTGTGAATACATTAAATTCAATCGTTTCTATTAAGCCTAGTGAAACACAGTCGATGGGGAAGGATTATAAATTTGATATTAATAATGAGCAGAAACCTTATTCTTATCAGATTATATCTAAAACATCCATTGATTTTGACAGAAATAGTGTCAAAGGTCTGATTAAGAAATATAATAAGGAATGTGATGAGATTTCTTCAAAACTTGATGAAATTGAAATCACAACACAGGTTGATTTTACACCATTATTTGATGTAAATGACTCCTTTGAGGATTTGGTCGTGGGTTAATTCCCACACCATTCTTCTGTCGGATATTTACAATAGGACTGAGATTGATTTTTATGATTGTCAATCGGTTCAGATGCAGATGAACTATGATGCTGCAAGGCATGATATTAGCCATATAATATTTAAAATAGTAAATAATGCGTTGCTTAAAATGCAAAATATTACATATAAACAAAAACAAGAATATTGTATAGATTACATTATTAAGTCTCCTGTATGTTTGAGGAAAGTTATTTTTAAAAGTGTCGCTATATGTATTGTTATTTGCTACTTTGTTATTTTGTAATTTTGTCAGTTTGATATATTGAAAATTCGGTATTTTTGTCATACGTGTCGTGAAGATTCTTAATAAAATTAAAACTTACTGAAAGTATAATTAGTGATATAAAAAATCATAGAAGAATGAACAATTTGTAGTTGTTAAAGATTATAAAGCTTATCTATATTCGTATAGATATATCAAATTGATTGAAATTATGAGGACATTTTCAGTTCTATTTTAAATATCCGATAGATTTTGTAATTCATATCGTATCTCCTCTTCTTAATCGGTGGCTGTGCTACAGTTCTTGTAGTACGGTTGCCGATTATTCTTTTGCTCTTTTCGTATAGTTTGATTTAGTACAACTGACTTGTAATCAGTAAACGGCAGTTCGAAGCTGTCAGAGAGCTTTTCTTCTGCTATTCGGCAGGAAATAAATCAAAGGATGTGAAAATTATTAAACAGATTTCTAAAAGTGAAATTGAAAAATTATTATCTGAAGGTGTAATCAGAAACACAAGACGAGGATATGTAGATCGCAGAGGCGAACATGTAGGCTACTACAGAACTTCTGGGGTGTCAAAAAAAAGATATATTGAAGAACAGTATTATAATATGTTGAGGTGAAAACTATGGAAGTTGAATTGTACTGTTGCTACTCTCTTCCACTCCGTAATTATTTACGAAATAATGGATTGAGATACAAATTATGTGCACTAAATCCAAATTCTCAACAGCGATTTTGGGTTTATATAAAAGATGAAAAATTAGATATTATGTTAAACAAGTGGTCTGCCAAGTTAGGTTAGACCACTTTTCTAATGGAGAATAATTATGTAGAAAACTATGGAGGTCTAAAATTGGAAAATAAAATTAATATTGGTAAAAAATTTGGTCGTTGGACTGTAAACGGTGAAGAATTTAGAATAAAAAACCATAAATATTATAGTTGTATTTGTGATTGTGGAAAAGAGAAGAATGTAGAAAAATATAGTCTATTAAATGGAAAGAGTACATCGTGTGGATGTTTTGCTAGAGAAAAAATTTCTATTAAAAACACAATTGATTTAACTGGACAACGATTTGGAAGATTAACTGTTATTGAAAAAAGTAATGATTATACATTTCAAACAGATGAGGCTGTCTGGAAATGTAAATGTGATTGTGGAAATTATATTAATATACGAGGATATAGTTTAAGAAGCGGCAATACAAAATCTTGCGGTTGTTTATTTGATGAATATTTGCAAACTATAGATTGCGTTAATCCAAATAGAAAATTAAATGATTTAACTGGTAAAATTTTCGGGAAATTAACAGTTCTTTATGAAATTGATAGAAAAAATAACCATCGTATGTATCACTGTAAATGTGAATGTGGTAATTATATTGATGTTAAAATGAAAAATTTGTCTAGTGGTAAAACACGCTCTTGTGGTTGTTTGCAACGTAACTCTTTTTATTATGAAGATATATCAAATCAAAAATTCGGTAAATTAACTACTATAAAATATATCGTAGAATCAAAATGGTTATGCGAATGTGATTGTGGAAATAAAAAAGAAGTTTTAGCTTCCAACTTAAAAAATGGATTAACGAAGAGTTGTGGGTGTTTAAACTCAAAAGGTGAATATACAATCCAACAATTTTTATCTAAAAATGATATAAAATTTAAACAACAATATTGTTTTAATGATTGTGTATATAAAAAGAAATTAAAATTTGATTTTGCAATTTTAGATGATGAAGATAACCCAATGCTTCTTATTGAGTTTGATGGTGAACAACACTTTTACCCATCAAGATATAGTAAAGACCCTGAAAGTAATGTTAATAGGTTTAATTTAGTAAAAAAAAGAGATGATATAAAAAATAAATATTGCATTGAGAAAAACATTAGGTTACTACGAATTCCTTATTGGGATTTTGATAACATAGAACAAATTTTATCAAGAGAGTTGGGTTTAATTGCCTAATTTTTTAATTTGTGTTTAAGGAGTCCATGAATGAAGAATATGACTGCTTTAAAAAAAGGAAATAAGTAGGTTCTGCCTATGAAAAATCGAATTGCGTATAAAGGTTTTTACATAGACAAGACTGAAAATGGCTATCGTATCTGTAGACAAGAAGATACAGAAAAGCATACCCATCTCTCGAATCTTAATCCATCATATAAACTTATAGACAATGTGTTATCTAATAAAATTCCTACTCGTTGTGGGTGTTATTATTTGGAGTCGCATATTCGTTTGAGCTATGATGAAAATTATATTAGGAAGATTCGTGAGTATATCAAAGTGAAACAGAATAAAAGTAAACAAATGTATCACAATCCTGGCAGAAAACGTTCTGGTGGGATTTTTTAATTTTATGGAGGATTTAAAGGATTATGGTAGATAGTAAAATTAAGAAAGCAACTGTTAGTGCGGCTAAAAAGAATATTACAGCAAGTGGAGTAAGAATTGAAAATGGAACTTTCGTTGACGATGAAGGTTCTATTGTAGATCGTATTGCAGAGAAATTACCAAAAGGTACAACTATCTTTGATATTAAAATCAGTATTGAGATTTCAGATGAAGAGTCTGAATCTGCTGAATAGAGAGTAGGTGGATGTTATAATCGACTTACATAGATTGGAAAATGAAACAGATTTTGAATGGAAATTAAGATGTTGCCTTGCAAAGAAACGTAAAGAGACAGATATGGATTGGATTGAAATTCGAGATATGCTTGGATTGAACATTACACCAGATCAGCTTAGAAAACAGGCTGTTGGATATGAAGAGTATGATAATTATATTCACAACTGTGAGGGTGCATCTGAAAGAATTTTATGTGTGTCAGATGTTCATATTCCGTTTAATTTACCTATTGATATTTTTTCAGGTTATAAGGGAATTGTAGACACTTTAATAGTCAATGGTGATTTATTGGATTGTTTTTCATGTTCTGCATTTCCTAAAAAATTCAAAATAAATCTTGATGAAGAACTTGTTTTAGGAAGACAGTATATTATTGATTTAATCAATCTGACTACACCTAAAAAGGTAATGTTTGTGATGGGAAATCATGAATACCGTATGCAAAGATACTGTTCTGATAGATTATCAAATGAATTACTTGGCATCATTCCAACAGATCCGCTAGAAATGATTGTAGACGATGGATTCAAAGTTAATAATGAAAGAAATAAAACCCAGACACAATACTCTTCTATTCGTGAAGTATTTGAAGATTCAAATATTGAAATCGTTTATGATAAAGAATGGTGGATCAAAGAAGGAAACGTAATCTTCTGTCATCCATTAAATTACTCATCTGGTATGTTAAAGACGACTGAAAAGGCTGTTAATTACTTTTTAAGAGTGGATCGAACTTTTACTGGAATCGTAATGGGGCATACTCATAAAATAGGTAGCTTTACACAGGGCGGTATTAAGATGTATGAACAAGGTTGTGTTTGTGACTTAAACAAACTTGATTACAATAACGGAAAGCTTATTATTCCTAATCAGAATGGTTTCATGTATATTGCTTTAAATAGTAATGGAGATATTATAGATTCTAAGACTAGAATTATTACATTGGATTGATGAATTACTAATTTCATGACAAGTAAAATCAGGTACAAGTGACCTGATTATTATACATTATTGTAAGTATGAGGGAGTGGACTCTAATGAGCCGCTACCCTCTTTTATTTAAATAAATTCGGCAAATAACAACAAGTGCCGAAAATAATAAAAATATTAAAGGAAAATAAAGGAGAAAATTAAAATGACAAAGAACGAAGTATTAAAGGCAGTATCAAATAAGGTTGAGGGAGCTTCACAGAAGGACATCGCAGTTATTCTTGACGCTTTTGCAGATGTAATTACAGAGACATTAACAGCAGACCATGCAGAGTCAGTTGCAGTTGGTAAGCTTGGAAAGTTCAAGGTTAAGGAAGTTCCAGCTAGAGATGGAGTAAGTGCTATTAACGGTAAGGCTTGGCATACGGATGCCCATTCAGAGATTACTTTTAAAATGAGCCGAACAGCAAAGCAGCTTTAATTCTGAAAGGTCGTGATTATTATAAAAACATTACATTTTGAAGACTATGAAGATTTTGCTTGTGCCGTTGCGGATACATATGACAGAGTAAAATCTGATGACAAATATAATTCAGTAGATGTTGTTGCTAAATATGAAGATACAAAAGAGATTATTCGTGAACTTGTTGGAATGGGTTATGGTATTGCATTTATTAATAAATTAGCAAATCCTGAATACAATGGATATGATGATGCTTTTGTTATTAGCTTATTAGATGACGAAATTTGGTGTGAACCTGTCAAAAGAAAAGATGGATATATCTTTGTTGAAGCTGAAGTCGTATATATTTTTGATAATTGCAATTCTAAAATTATTCCGAAGATTGAATCCGATGAGTTATATGAAGTAGAAATTGGCGATTTTGATTATGATTGTGAAAACTGTAATTGTCATGATATGGCTACTACTTCTTCTACTTCTTATAAGGTTAATGGAAAATCTGTAGATAAGAAAACTTATGAGAAAGCTATCGACGACATTAAGGAAAAGTATTTAGATAGTATTCGAGATATGCTTCTGAGATATTGCGAGATTCAGGATGAGATGAATGAGTGGCGCAAGTTACTGAATTGGTAGAGTAAATATTTGATTTTTAAGAGTGTGTGGTGTTATGCTGCACACTCTTTTTGTTATGGGCGTGTAACTCAGTTGGTTAGAGTATCGGTCTTTTAAAGCGAAAGTCGTAGGTTCGAGTCCTACTGCACCCACTTTTGCTGTTTCTGTGAATGGAAACAGAGAATAAATATGTGTGCTCATGATTAGTGTCATAGCTGATTGTGGGATTTATAATGAATATATAAAAATGCGATAAGAAGCAGTTAGTTAATGATGCTACTGTTTCTTTTGTTATGAAAGGAAGTGAGATTTAATGGGTAGAAAAATACAGCATAACAATATTGTTACTGATGAGTTGTTGGCTCAGTGCAATAAAGAGAATATAGAGTTAGGAAATGACTTTTTGGATTATCTTCGTTCTATTGATAGATCACCAACAACAATAAATGCGTACAGACGTGACCTTTATATTTTCTGGGTGTATTTACTTCAGCATTGTGATAATAAATTCTTTATTAATTTATCTAAGAGGGATATTGCTCGTTATCAGAGTTTCTGCCTTACTGAATATAAATGGTCGCCAGCTAGAATGCGTAGAGTAAAATCTACTCTTTCTTCTCTTTCAAATTATGTCGAGGCTATATTAGATGATGAGTATGAGAACTTTAAACCGATTATACGAAAAATTGAAAACCCTTCAAATGAGAAAGTATTTACTAAAACCGTATTGTCCGATGAACAAGTACAGGGTATGCTTGATTATTGGGTTGAAAAAGGTAAATATGATAAGGCTTGTATTTTAGCATTAGCTGCATTTAGTGGAAGACGTAAGAGTGAGTTACCACGATTTAAAGTATCTTATTTTGATGATGAAAATATCATATATGGTTCTTTATATAAAACACCTGAAAAGCTCCAAACAAAAGGAAGAGGTTCTAGGGGCAAAATGTTGACGGTATATACACTTGCAAAACCATTTAAGCCATATTTTAATTTATGGATGAATTATAGAAAAGAACACGGAATTGAATCGGAATGGTTATTTCCAAAGAAAGTAAATGGAAAATATATAGATGAACCTATGGATTCAGGGACACTTGATAGTTGGGCTGATACATTCAGCAAACATTTAGGAGAAGACTTTTACTTCCACAGTCTTCGTCATTTCTTTACAACTTCTTGTTCTCGAAGCGGACTTCCTGATGATGTAATTCAAATGCTAGTCGGTTGGAATTCGCTTGATATGGTTGCGGTGTACAAGGACATTGATGCTGATGAGCAGTTTGCAAAATACTTTGCAGATGGAGAAATTAAACAAGTAGAACAAAAATCACTTTCAGATTTATAATTCTTCCGAAACTATTCAGATGTATGTCATCCGTGAAGACACTGAGGATGCCGATGAAGTCTTCGTCTAACCCTAGCTTAATTTAACTCCATTTTGAATATAAAGACTAGGTTGCGTCTTTAAAGACAGGTTGAATGGTGGCATTCAGCAACGTAAAACCTATGTCAACGTAAATGACATTAATTACCTAGTCATCTTTTTAAGTTTCGATTTAATAAGTCTATAAAACTCTTTAATTTTAATTCCTATAATGTACAATAAATACATCAATGAATCAATTAGAACAATTATCATACTAATTGCTGCAATATAAAATGACACATTTTTTATTGTATCTTTAGTACATGCATATATAATCGTAAAACAATATAAAATGATTAGTTCTAATAATAATCTGATAACAAATTTTTCATTTTTATTTGAATATGTATAAATCTGAAAAATATTTGGTTCTAAATATCCAAGTCTTCTACGAAGGTATGTATTTCTATTGTATATATTGTTTGTAAAATTATTATATGAATACTTGTCTTTGTTTTCACATAATGAATTAAAAGCTTTCAGCGTAGAAATATCTGCATATTTATTGTACTTATCCAAATAAGGTTTGATCTGTTCAATAGTTATATCCAAGTTTTTCATAATATCTTTTTTATGTATAATTTTATAAATTGGATAATAGATTCTATTATATGATATTTCCATTTTATCCAAAGGAACATTCTTGTTATAATTATATTTGGTGACTATAAAAGTAAATACGCCTGTAATCAAAGCTGGAAGGATTGTATTTATTATTTCCATAAACTTTTCCATAAATTCACCTATTATTTTTACTTGCACCACACAATTTTATGTGTTACAATATAGTCAAAGAAACAAGCAATTATCCGTTAGACGGTTTAGAGCCTATATGTGGTGTGTAGGCTAATAAATAATTTCATTAACACAAACTTAACCGCTATTTAGACTCATGGCGGTTATTTTTGTGCATCTTTTTATCTATAAATCGTATTATGTATGTAGCAATAATACTACCTACTATTCCGATTATAAGTGCTTCCATAATATTAATAGTATCGCTCTCCTTTCATGTTTATTTCCTTCTGAAAGGATTCTATTCGAACAAAGTATCACTACTTTGGAACGACTCTAAACCGCCTTTTACCATCCCATCTAGCCTTAAATGAAATGTTGAATAATCGCTTGTCCATTACATTATATCATATCACGACAATTCATGTCAAAATATTCCAAAAATAAGAGAATAAATGCACATAAACATAGAACTTCACAGACCTTTCAAAGAAATAGCAGAAAGATTAGTGAGTGTGGAATAATTATAATAGATATTCTTTGATGTGTAAACAGAGAATGATATATTAGGAGAACCATACCTACCGTTCTATATGGGAGATAACACAAAACAGGACATCAACCTTGAGTGTGAAATAAGTTGGAGAGGATATGTATTCAGACAAGAGTTTTAGTTACATATCTGAAGCCTTGAGATACCATAGGTTTATAAGAAGGTATCGGAACTCCGCTAATAATTAGCTTTTTGGTGAAGTAGATTATATAGTGAATTATTGATCTCTAAAGGCAATCACGTTAGAGAGAGTGATTTGTGGAGAATAAACCAATATAAAACAAACAAAGTGGTGTCGGTTATTGCTCTATCCGACTAATAAAATGAGGGTTTATTATGCGGGTTTGGTAGAAGCCTTATCAAAAACTACCATCGCTCTGCCACATAGCGGTTTGAAAAAGTTTACAACGGAGAATAAATAAAAGAACTCTTAAGTGGACAATTAATTGTATATTGCCGAATGCTCTGAAACCATAAGAACTCAACAAGGCTCTGTGAAAATCAGACGGACTAACAGACCGATAGCACTGTATTATCCAAATAAAGCCCTTATAAACAGGCATGAAAGGCATATATAAAAAGGCGACGACAATGTAGAGAACAAATAAAAGAACCATTAAGTGGGCAACCCAACAGAGAATATATAAGTATCACATCTTGGCATTTGCTATTCATGTAGTATTGTAAGTCCTACTTCTTTCCTACCGACATCTAGGATTATCGGTTACTCTCAACCTTCAGAAATGAGAAGATGTTCGTGCCTCTCTACGTTAATGAGAACCATTATTATGATTAAAACTGTCCACAGAGTTTTGTAAGAAATGGCAAATTGTCTTTTCTGATTTTTACAATTGGAATTTTGACGGATAAGAGTCATTAAACCTTATCGAGTGGTCTTTGTTCCGAAGACTGAAAATATGCGGAGAATGATAAAGTAAACGGTTGTTCATACACATATCATGCATTTGACGTACTATAAGTACGAGTTAGGAATGATCAAATAATATATGATTCAGGTCACCAGCATGAAAGGATCATGCGTCTCTCCTATAGAGAGAAGATTTCGGTTCGAGTCCGTTGTGGCGTTGCAACTGGATAATATTTTCAGAGAATTTTCAATATTCTCTTTTTGTCGGTCGGCTGATAATCGATTGGCAATAGATCTTATCAATCTATATAATAAGGAGAGGTCGTTCCTCTTCTATTCTGCTGTCTTAGCTCAATTGGATAGAGCATGGTTCTTCTAAAGCCAAGGTTGTAGGTTCAAATCCTATTGGCAGCTTTTCTAATTCTATTATTTTGGAGGTAATTTATAGATGTATAAAATATTAATTAAATATAACTCTGTGCTTGGAAGAGAATTTTATCAAATGTATCAGATTCAGACTGAAGGTTCCCCATCAGAACTAATTGAATATTCAACGGATGATTTGGGTGAGCTGAAAAATACAATTAAAGAGCTTGATCGAGAATATGGATATAAAAATATTCGTGTCATTAAGGATGTGACATACAATGTTGGAGTAACCGTGAATGAAATTAAGACTACTACTCCATCTGAAGATGGTTGTTTGGAAGAGTAACCAAATATAAAATGAGAAAGAGTCATTTCCTTTGGAGGTGGCTCTTTTATTATGTAGTATTGGCAGAGTTGGTATTGCACCTGATTGCCAATCAGAGGTCATCGTTTATTCGGTGTGGATGTTCGAGCTATTGATTTTTATTAATGAATTTAATGAGAAAATAAATAAAATATAAGAGATTATCATATTTGATAATCTCTTATACGATGTTTAATAATATTAATTTTTAATCATCTTCTGTATTGTCATTATCTTCATCATCTGCCGAAACATCAACGGTTTCTTCCCACTGATATCTTCCAGGGATATGTCCAGAATCACTCTCACGTTGGGTTTTATCAGATGTATCAATGTCATATCCACCGCCTTTATCATACCCATGAGTATGTCCACTTGAATCAGTATTATATTTTCCAGTTCCTTCTCTATTCATATGATACCTCCTTTAAAACAAACCTCTAGTTACAAACTAATTATATATTATAACTATCAGTAATTCAATAATAATTTATATATTTTCTGCTATTTATTGAGTCGTAGAAATATGGCTTTTGTTGTGTAAAAAAGAGAATAAATACATATGGTCATAAACGGTTGGCGTTTGATGTTCTGTCGGCGGAACGTGGCTGATTAATGGAGTGAGAAGCTGAAGAAGTCATGAGCTTCAGTATAGTAGATACTCGCACTACTCTCTCACTCTATTTTTAATGATGTTGTTTTGCGAGTGGAAAGCGAGAAATGAAAATTATGAGTAATTACAAACGAAATGAAGAAAGTAAAAATGAAAATTATGATGGTGGAATTTATTGTATTACAAATAAAATCAATGGAAAGAAATACATTGGACAAACATACGATTTAAAATTCAGATGGTTGCATCATAGAAGCGACTTACGTGGCAATAGACACCATAATAGACATTTACAAGGTGCATGGAATAAATATGGAGAAGATAATTTTGAATTTTCGGAATTAGAAAAATGTCCTTTAGAGTTACTTGGCGAAAGAGAAATATATTGGATTAAGTATTATGATTCTCAAAATCAAGAACATGGATATAACCTAGCAGATGGCGGTTTAGGTTGTCGTGGATATAAACATACAGATGAAGAAATTACTAAAATGCGAATGATTCAAAACCCTGAGCCGATTCTACAGATTGATCTTAATGGAAATATTTTAAATGAGTTCGTATCCGCAGGAGAAGCTGGTGATTATCTAGGAAAAGATTCATGTAGTGGAATCAAACGTTGCTGTGATGGAGATAAATATAAAAAAGCATACGGATATATATGGATTTATAAAAAGGATTTAGATAAATTTAAACTTGAAGATCATATTATTATACATAAAAACGACACACAAGTTTCTCAATATTCTATGGATAATAAACTTATTAAAAGATGGGATTCTGCAAAATTGGCTTCGAAAGATATAAAAGGAAGTGCTTCTGAAATATTAAGAGTATGCACTGGTGAACGTGTTTCTTACAGAAATTATATATGGAAATACACAGGTAATGAAAGTTTATACGACAAGACAAGAAAATCTATAAAAAAAGAATTAACTGATAAGAAAAATAATGAAACTCTTACGGTACTACAATATTCTCCGTCTGGTGATTTAATCAAAAGATGGAATAATGCAGTTGAAGCATTGTCGGAAGGACATGATGATGGCTCTATAAGATCGTGTTGCAATGGTAATATGACATGGTATCATGAATCTCTTTGGTTGTATGCAAAAGATGAAAAATTATTAAATGAAAGAATAGATAGATTAAAACATTCAAAACTAAAAACAATTCCCATTCTTCAATATGATATGAATGAAAATCTAATAAAAGAATGGTCATCAGTAAATTCAATTGAAGGATTTTCGAACTATGGGATAAATAAGTGTTTGAAGAATAAAACATATATTCATAAGAATTATATATGGAAATATAAATACCCCGAACTAGCTTATGTAAGTTAGTTCTTTTTTATTGGAATAAAAGGAAAGAAGGTGAAACAATGGCTAAAGTTTTAGAACCAATTTCAGACGCTGAATTAAAGAAAATCACAGTTGTGAATTTGCGAAATGAATATAAAAAGCTTGCAAATTTCTATCAGCGTATTATGAACAATGAGCTAATATATTGTAGCCATTGTGGACAATGGAAAAGTGCAGCGACATTCTACTCTTCTAAGGCAAGTCCTGATGGTATTGAACATTATGCTTGTAAGGAATGTGTATTAAATGAATGTACTGATTACGACAAAAAAAATAATATACGAACTGACAATCGTGAGAAAACAATAGAAACATTTAGAAGACTTAATTGGTATTTTGATGAAAATGTTTACAATGAACAGTTACAAAAACTCTCTGAACAAACAGGAGAAAAAATAAGAAGCACTGCTGTTCAACAGTGGATAGTGATTTGTAGAAGCCTAAATGATTATAGTCAAAAAACTTATAAAGATTCGGTATTCTCAATAGATGATGAATCAATGCCTGAAACAAATACAAGGATTGTTCAAAAAACACTCAAAACAGCAAGAAAAAGATTTGGAAATAACTATAATAATGAAGAACTTATGTATCTTGAGACGGAATACCAAGACTGGACGACACGTTATCCATGTGAAAATAAATCTCAGGAACTTTTATTTAAACGAGTATGTTGCAAGGAACTTGAGATAGATAATGCTCAGAAAAATGGCAAGGATACAAAAGATTTAGATGCTACTTTACAGAATCTGCTAGGAAGTTTAAATATCAAACCTAATCAAAAAACTGCATCTGAATTAACTGATAATCTTACATTTGGGCAGCTTATTGATAAATGGGAACAAGAAAAACCAATTCCAGAACCAGAAGGTGAATTTAAAGATCCTGATAAAATTGGACTCTTAATTGATGTATTCTTTAAGGGGCATCTCTCTAAAATGATGGGATTGAAAAATGCATTTTCTTCTACTTATGAAAAGTTCATTTCTAAATATACTGTCAAAAAGCCTGAGTATGATGAAGATACTGATTCAGAAGCATTATTTGATAAAATCTTTGGTCAGAAAGCTGAAGAGGAGGTATAATTTATGCCTCAATTAAAAACTCAGACTGAGATAGAAAAAGATAAACAACAAAAGATAATGGAAACTGTTGCTTGGAGAGCAGGATATTATCGTAACAACCCACATAGGTATGTCATTGATGTACTGGGATTATCTCTTAAATGGTTTCAGCAAATTCTCTTGTGGTGCATGATGCATTACAATTTTGTTATGTATCTTGCAGCAAGAGGTCAAGGAAAAACATATCTTACCGCCCTCTTCTGTTGTGTAAGATGTATTCTATTTCCTGGTACAAAAATAGTTGTTAGTTCTGGCACTCTAAAACAGGCTAACGAAGTCTTGTTGAAAATACAAGATGATTTCATGAAACAATCTTCCATATTACGTTCTGAAATAGAAAAATGTAATATTGGTCAAAATGACGCTTCTATTTATTTCAAAAATGGTTCATGGATAAAAACAAGAACCAGTTCAGAAAATTCAAGATCAGCCAGAGCAAATTGCATAGTCGTGGATGAATTTCGTATGGTTGATGAAACAGTTATTAATACTGTATTGCGTAAATTCTTAACAAGTCCAAGACAGCCAAAATATTTACAAAAACCTGAATATGCTCATATGCAGGAAAGAAATAAAGAAATATATATGTCCAGTGCGTACTTTAAAAGTTCATGGGCTTATAGAAAAGCACAAAGTTACACTCTTAATTTCTTTGATGATACAAAGAAATATTTCATATGCGGATTACCTTATCAGGTGTCAGTGCGTGAAGGATTACTCTCTCGTTCTCAGCTTGAAGATGAAATGAGTGAGGCTGATTATAACGAACTTGTTCAACAAATGGAAATGGAATGTTTGTGGTTTGGAGATACAGACGGTAGTTTGTTTAAATTTGATGAATTAACTGCTCGTAGAAGACTTCGTAAAGCATTTCCACCATTGAGTTTCTGCAATGACAAAATAACAATTCCGAAATTAACAGCTACTGGTAAAAGAATACTATCTATTGACGTTGCTCTTATGCAATCTACGAAAAAGAAAAAGAATGATGCTTCTGCTATTTTTATCAATGACTTAATTCAAGTAAATGATACTGCATATCAATCAAATTTCGTATATGGTGAAACTTTTGAAGGTTTGAAAACAGACGAATTAGGAATGATTGTTATGAAATATTTTTATGAGTATCAATGTACAGATTTAGTTTTAGATACAAACGGAATCGGCTTGGGAGTATATGATTTTATTACCAAGGATCAAGTGTGTCAAGAAAACGGTAAAAGATGTCAGGCAATGACTTGTATAAATGATAAAGATATGGCTGAACGATGCAAAGTTCGTGATGCTAATAAAGTTGTTTGGTCTGTAAAAGCTAATGCTAATTTTAATAATGAGATATGCGTATTACTTAGAAATGGTATACAGAATGGAAAAATTAATTTTCTTATTTCTGAACAGGATGCGGATAGCTCATTAAAAGAAACATATAAGGGATATTTCAAAATGTCTCCAACAGAACAAGCAAAATTGAAAATGTCTTATGTACAAACAACATTTGCCGTTTACGAATTGATTAAATTGGATCATGAAGTTAAAAACGGAAATATCAAGGTTAAAGAAGTTGAAGGTATGAGGAAAGATAGATATTCTTCTATTGCCTATTCTTATTGGTGTGCTTGCCAATTGGAATTAAAATTAAAACCTAAGACACAAAGCACGCAATCATTAATCAATAAACTCCCAATCCGTCAACCATCACATTCATCACCGTTCTCAAAGCGATTCTAATAAATCAAATAAACTCACATGAAAATAAAAAATCTCAAAGAAAAGGAGGTGTTTACTACATAAATGGCACGACCAAAAAAAGAGATGTCAGAAACATCTCCTAAAACAACTACTACCAAGCGACAACCTACGGCTGCTGAACGAAAGCAGTATATGGAAAAGCTTGAAGCACAAAAACAGAAATTTGCCGAAAGCAAACAGGCATTTAAGCAAGTTCGTGATGTAACCAAAACAGTTCGACAGACAACTATTAGTTCTTATAGTAAAGATGATGTCATCAGATATTTACAGAACATAGACAGCTATGAATCTGAATTACGTGGATTATCACGTTATCTTTTCTATCGTTCTCAAGTCTATTTCAGATTGATTATGTATAACGCTACAATGTTCGACCTGAATTCAAGATATGTTGTTCCTACATATAGTCCAATTGAAGATAATGACAAGGAAACAATTCTAAAAGATTATTACGAAACATTACAGGTTTTAGACAGAATGGATTTACAGAATAGTCTACTTCCTATGTTAATCAATAATTTCATCGAAGATGTTTATTATGGCTGTTGCTGGATAGACGAGACAGGTATTTTCATATTAAAAATACCACCTGAATATTGTAGGATTTCAGGAAAATATTTCACTGGTGATTTCTCATTCAGTGTAGATATGAGCAATTATAAAAAGTTTGAAGATATCCTTGAATTTCTTGGAGAACCATTGAGTTCTATGTATAAAGCTTATGGTGGTGATAGTAAAAATAAATGGCAACCTATGCCAGATGAATATGCTTTATGTACAAAGTCAAGAATGGAGTCTTGGGAAACAATTGTACCAATTTACAGTGGACTATTCATCGACTTAATTGGGTTGCTTAATTTGGCTGATGTACAAGCTGTGGCAGATGAACAACAAATTTATAAATTGATTACTGCTACCATCCCAACATTATCAGGAGCAACAGATCCCGATGCATGGTCAGTTAATATTGACTTAGCTGTGGATTATTACAACAAGATGGTTGAAAGTTTACCTGATTATGTAGGTGCTGCAATTACTCCTATCCCACTTGATACTATTTCATTCTCTGATGACCAGTCTACTGATACAACAAAAGTTCAAAAGGCAACAAAGGAAGTTTTAAATACTTCTGGTGGCGCACAAATTTTGAACTCTTCTACCATCAGTGGAGCTGAAGCATTCCGTTCAGCGACTCGTGCTGATACAGAATTTGCAATTTCAGCATTACTTGGTCAGATTCAAGGTTGGACAAATCGTATGCTTGGCTATCAAGTTTCTAATCCTGCCAAAGTAAAATTCTTTGAAGTATCAGCATATACCAAAGACGCATTTAAGGAATCATTGCAAAAAGATTTACAGTATGATGCAACAAAGATTCTTGCAATCAATGCACTTAATGGTATTAGCGAATTAGATACATTATCACTCGCATTCTTAGGTAATGACATTCTTGATTTACCAAATAGATTTAAGGTTCTTACTTCTGCTAATACAGTTTCAAATAGCTCTGATGGAACAAAACCTGAGGTTTCTGATACGCAGATTTCAGATGAAGGAAGTGAAACTCGAGACCAGAATAAGAACGACAATTAGGAGATAAAAGGATGAAACAGAATTTTATAAAAACTACAGATGTCTCTACTGCCGAGAAATTATCCTCTCTTGGTTTTCAGAGAATAGATATTACGAATGGTATTTATACTTTTTTGAATTCTGGAAAAATTCAGTTTTCAAATGATGATATAGATAAAAGAAAAATTCAGTATAGCAATATGCTGAGTATTTAGCACTCTCCTATCTGAGTGCTCATGAATAATTCAGAAAGGAGGAAATAATGCAAAAGAAATATTTTACAATTGAAGATTTAATTAGTTTCTGTAAACATAAGAAAATGTATAATTTTTCTTCAAAAGAATCTGGCAAACCACTTTATGTACAAGCGGTTCAAGATTTTTCTTCTGCTGACATAGAAAAAGCCGAAGATAATAAATTATATGCTAAAGTGCGTGTTTGTCACACATTACTTAATTGTAATGGTAGTTACATATCTGAAGATTCTATGAAGGCTGCAATGCCAAGTCTAAAATATTCTCCTCTGCTTGCGAACATTCATCAATTGGATGATGGCTCTTGGGATTTTCACTCTCACGATTATCACATAGAAACAGATGAAGATGGTAATGAAATAACCGTATATGATGAAAAACAGGTTGGTACTTTTACAGCAGATGAACCTTATCTCGAATATGACAAAGATATGGATAAAACATATGTCGTTGCTCGTGTGGCAATTCCTGAATCATATACTCGTTGCGCAGACATCATTCGTGAAAAAAATGGAACAAAGGTGAGTTGTGAGCTGATTGTATACGAGTGTTCATACAATGCAAAAGAAAAGTATCTACAATTAGATGATTTTGAATTTGCAGGATGCACTTGCTTGGGAGCTGAGAAAGATGGAACACCTATTGGTGAGGGAATGCTTGGAAGCAAAATTACGCTCGAAGATTTCAGTGAAGAAAATAACAGTCTAATTAAATTTAATGAAAAAATGGTTGAATTACAAGCACGACTTGAAAAATTAGAGACTGCTTGTTTTGACAATAAAAATAATTCTAAGGAAGGAGGAAACAACGTCAATATGAATAAATTTGAAGAGTTATGTCAGAAGTATGGAAAGACAGTTGATGATATTACATTCGATTATGAAAATATGTCAGACGAAGAATTAGTTGAAGCATTTGCAAAAGCATTTGATGATACTGATACTACTGATGGCACTACAGATAATACTTCAACGGAAGATACTCCTTCTACAGACGAGGGTGTAGAACCAACTAATGATGAACCAACTGAATCTACTAAAGATGATAGCAAGGAGGATTCAACTACAGATGAATCAACTACTACTCCATCAGATGATGATGAAGTCAAGAAGAAAGTAGATAATTCTGTATCTAATAATACTGTTGAGTATTCATTTGTGAAAGATGGAGAAATTAAAAAATTTGCTGTATCTTTGCAGGATAAAATCTACGCTATCCAGGATTTAGTAAACGCTACATATGCTGAGACAGATAATACATATTATGGTGTCACTGTTTATGATGATTATGTAATCATGTGTGATTGGTGGTCTGGAAGATATTATAAGCAGACTTATGATTCTAAGGATGACAACTATTCTCTTACTGGTGACAGAGTTGAAGTATATGTTGAGTTTGTTACTGCTGATGAGCAGAAAGAACTTGATGATATGCGTTCAAATTATGCTGAATTAAAAGCATTTAAGGAAACTGTAGAAAAGAATGAACTTCATGAAAAGCGTGAAGAAATTCTTGCAGATAAGAGATACGAATCTATTTCTACAAAAGATAAAGAAGGAAATTTTGTAAACAAAGATTTTGCTGAACTTTATAAGAATATGGATAACTATTCTCTTGCTGAACTTGAAACACAGGTTAAGGTAATCCATTCTGATTTTATTGCAGAACATTCAACTTTCTCTTCATCAACAGAGGAAAAGAAATCAACTTCTAAGAAACAGTTTGCTAACCCATCTAAGGTTGTTAAATCAAGTAGATACGGCAAATTATTTCAGAACAAATAAACAGAAATTAAATAATCACTTTTTGTTGGGTCGCTTTTATAAGGCGGTCTTTTTTATTTTTATCAAATTTTAAGGAGGAAAAAATAATGGCTTTACGTTATTCAATTGAACAGCATCATGTTTGTTTCCCTACTAAAGTCCTTTCTGAGCGTGTAGGTAGAACATTAAACATGGTAATTAAGACAGATACAGACAATGGTACTGTATGCGGAAAAGGTAAATATGTATCTTTTGATCAGTATGAGGTCGCTGATGCACCTACTACTTTTGAGGGGGAAATTCTTGAGCAGGCTGCTGATGGAAACTGGTATGTAGAAGTTAAGAAGATTGATCCTAATGCACCAGCAATTTTAATTTATGAAGTTCCTACTATTGCAGAAAATTATAATTCTAAGTTTACAGCTACTTCTAATTTCTTCAACGAAGCAAGTGCAAGTAGAACAAAGACTGTTAGAGGTTTTGTTCTCGGTGTAACTGATGTATACGAACTTAGTGCAGATGCATTTGATGGTACACCAGTAGCAGGTAAAAAGGTAACAATCGAAGCTGGTAGCCAGAAACACAAGGTCGCTATCGCTTAAGAAGGGAGGATAAAATATAATGAGTAGAATGAATTTTAGCACACATGTAATGAATGTGTTTAATGATATGAATACATCTTATGATGAAATTAAGAATCTTATGTTTGATTTATATAAGGGAGAACTCGATGAGGGTATTTCTAAAAAGGATGCTGAGGACAAACTTCGTGAAATGTCTCTCAAAATCTTTGGTTTAACAAAGGATGCCAAGAAGAGAGAACGTATTCGTGCGTATGAAGAATTCGGTAGACAGTTCTTCAATGTTATCGAGGAGGTAACAGATTGGACAGTATCTACAGGTCTTAAAGAGAATGAGTGGTTTAATGAGCTTGTAAACTATAAAAATCTTAATGATGGTGATGAGAACTTATTCAAGAATGAGCATGAGGAAGTAATTCTTTCTGTAGCAAGAATGGGTAAGAGACACCATGATACAATGCTCCAGAGATTACCAGAAGGTGAGACATATTCTGTTGAAACTGATCTTTATGGTGCTGCTGTTGGTGCTGATATTGATAAGTACTTAATTGGACAGGAAGATTGGACAAAGCTTATTGATGCTATTACAAAAGCATTTGTTGTTATGGTTCAGGATCTTATCTTCGCAGAAGTTCTTAATGCTCCTAAAAAACTTCCTGTACAGACAGGTTTCGTTGAAACTGGCGCTTTAAATACACAGAACAGAGGTAAGTTCAATAAAGTACTTCAGAATGTATCTGTTGCAAATGACAACGCAGAAGTTGTAATTATGGGTACTATGGTAGGTCTTCAGGAACTTGAAAACCTTGTAAATGTAAACTGGATTGCTGCTTCTCAGAAAGAAGCTGTTGCCTCTATGGGTAGACTTGGTAACTATGGTCGCTATCGTCTTGTTGAGATTCCTCAGAGATTCGCAAGAAATAATGTAACAAAGACTATGTATGATGATAATACACTTTGGATTTTCGCTTCTGGTGATAACAAGATGGTTGATATGGTCGATGTTGGTGAGACAATCATTGATGAAATCACTGACAGAGGTGAAGCTAATAGCAACATCGCAGACCTTATGAAGTACGAAGTACAGAGAGAACTTGGTGTTGCTACTCGTCTTGGTCGTTATTTTGGTCAGTGGAAGATTTCTCAGGACTAATTTAATACAACACTTATGTAGGAGGGTATGAAAAATACTCTCCTATTTTATATGGAAAGAAAGGAAATAAATATGGCTTATACAAAGAAAACTGTTACTAAGACAGAAGAAACAGTTGAAACAAAAGCAACTGAAAAGCCAAAAAAAACTTTTACTGATTCTGACTTTATTTTATGTCGTTCAGTATGTTTTGGCGGTTTAAATGTTACATGTCCATCTGGTAATACATATGAATTTAAGGATTATGGAAAGACTTGTGAAATTAACTATAGAGATTTAGTTACTTTGATTCGTAAGGGTTCTGACCATATTTTCTTGCCTAGATTCATTATTGAAGATGATGATTTATTAGCTGATTTTCCTTCAGTTACAAAAGTATATGACAATATGTATACAGCAGAGGATTTGTTAGAAATTTTAGATTTACCTAATAGCAGAATGAGAACGGAAATTGAAAAACTTCCTATCGGTGCAAAGGATGTACTTTGTCAGATGGTTGCAGGTGAAATCGCAAATGGACATCTTGATAGTATTTCAAAGGTAAGAACCTTAAGTGAGATTTTTGATTCTGATTTTGATTTGATTAGTAAGTTATTCGTTAAGTAAAGGAGGCTCACAATGACGCTTCCATATGAAACAATTTTTTCACGAACAAGAGGACGAATTTCAGATATGAAGGAACTCTCTCTTGATGAAAACGATCTTAATGAAACATGGACTGAACGCTTACGCATGGTTGCAGGTGATGAACGAGTTATTAGAAAATTCGCTTCATTTAATATGGATGATGAAATCCAACAGATTGAATTTGAGATGCAATATCCTGTTAGCGATTTTGCAGATAAGGAATATGTTATAGGATTGTTCACTCTTGGAATGACAATTGAATGGTTAAAACCACAGGTTGACTCTGCAAAATTTACTGCTAGAGCTTTAGGGACAAAAGAAGAAAAAAACATGCAGAATCCATATAAAGATATGCAAAGTAGATTGGATACATTACAGCATGAATTTAGTAGAAAACTTGCAAGTCATGGATATATTAATAATTCATATGTGCGAGGTGAATAACTATGGAATATATATATGGTTCGTTCACTAAAAGACAAATTAAAGAAGCTGCACATGCAATGCATAACGATGTCCATAAGTTATTACTTTATAAGGATAATCGAATAGTAGAAAAAATATTTGAGAATGATGAAGCTTTTCTTATATTTTTTCAGAATGTCATGTTTAAATTTAGTGGAACAAAAACTCTATTTAATAATAATGGAATTATGGTCACACTAATGGCTACTTTGCAAGCCGCTTATGACGAAGTTACATCCGATGAGTTTGATTACATGACATTTCGTAGGGCTATTTTAGATAGTCACAACTACATTAAGCAGATGTTTGAAGGAGGTGTTGGTGATGCCAAGCTTACAGACAGCACGGCGAATCGCTAACGCCAAAACAAATAATGCGAAAACTTTAGGTCAGATTTATAAAGAAGAATCTGATTTTTTGATGGAAGAAACTTGGGATAACAGTATTGCTTCCAAGACTTGTTACATCTATGACTATTTTCATGACGACTTCTTTACAGATGAACATGGAATTACACGTTCTCTTGCTGAAGGTATGACTTATGAAAATACCAATAAGACGAAGATAGATGCAAAGTTTATTATCAAATCTTATCAGTCAATGGACAAAGATCAAGTGGAATACTATCTTATGTTTCGTCCAAGTCAGTCTGTAAGATTCAATGAAGGTGATGACCTTTATTATTATGAGAAAATTCATTCAAAGTATAATAGTGAATTTCCAATTGGACTCTGGTGCGACATTCCTGATGATAGAGGGGTATATCATAAATGGTTAATTTGTAGAAATGAGCCAGCGAATCAGTTCCCAAAATATCTCGTCTTACCTGCAAATTATGAATTGATGTGGGTGGAAAAAAGTGGGACACAAAGAATTAAAAGACGTATGTGGTCTGTGTTAAGAATGCAATCATCGTAAAATGTATGCGCTTCATATTGGAAACAATATGTCGAAAGTTTTCTTACGCTGGAAGTTTACAATGCCAATTACACTACAACATAAGGATGAAATATGCCTAAGTGTGAATGTGGTCGAAAGACAGAAAAAAGTAATTGGATGGCATATGCTGCAATAAAAGCATTATGTTTTCATAATGTGCTAAGTGCTATTAATAAGTAATAATCAGCTGCGAAGCCTCGAACAGAGGAACGTTCAACGAGCATGTACCCAAGTGGGTTAATGGAAACCACCTAAGTTCTATTTTTAGAATATGGTGTTGATATGCTCTGACCTTCTGTAGAGATACAGAGAAAATAAAATTATAAATAGAGAATAGTTAATTAGACGGGACAGTGGGTTGCAAACCACTTCTACTTACTCCTAATAAGTAGATTACCGTCTTTTTATATTGCAAATTTTTAGGAGGAATAAAGCAATGAAAAATGGAATACCAAATTATAATGAAATAATTTTTACAAAAGAACAAAAAGAAGAAATTGTTAGATTATATGTAGAAGAAAAATTATCAACTACTAAAATAGGAAAGATTATGAATTGCAGTTACAATAAGATTTATCGTATATTAGATGAATTTGGAATCAAACGTGTCAATAATGGAGCAAGAAAATATCATATTAATGAAAAATATTTTGATTGTATTGATACTCCAAATAAAGCTTATATCGTTGGTTTAATGTGTGCAGATGGATGTAATTTTCCACCAAAAGGAACAGCTTTTATTTCATTACAAGAAAGCGATAGAGCATTGCTTGAAGATATCAATAAAGAATTGGAAAACGAAACACCTTTAAGAATTGTAGACCAATCAAATAGACACGAGAATAATTACTCTTATAACAATATGTGTACATTGAATATGTTCAGTATGCATATATGCAAATCATTAGAGAATTTAGGTATTGTAAGAAATAAAAGTTTAACACTTGAATTTCCTAATATTGACGAAAAATTATATCCACATCTATTACGTGGTTATTTTGATGGAGATGGTAGTCTTTATCAATATGTCAAAAATGAAAACAACAAAAGAATTACACTAACATTTACTTCAACTGAACAATTTTGCAAAAAGATAAAAGGAATTGTCGAAAAAGAACTTGGTATTTATTGTGGTATTTATGATGCATCATGTCATAATGGAATAACAAAAGTTGCTAGTTTATCTGGAACATCAGCTGTTAAGCTTTTGGATTGGATGTATGCAGATGCAGATTTATATTTACAACGAAAATATGATAGATATATCGAATATACCGCAGCATAAATTATAATTTTATCTTTATTGAATTAACGAATCAATAAAGTAACAAAATGATACGATTGGAACTTACACAGATTTAAGATTTACACATGTTGATAACCAAAATAAAATTTGGCTACCAATGAATGATATTACTAGCAAATTCTGGTATACATCAGAGGATTCAAAAAATATGCGTCTATTAGTTAGCACATTATCAGATCACCCGTCAGCATGGACTGTGACAAAATGTGAAAATGTTCAACCATTTGGAATACAGAAATTAACTATTTATAGTAATTTCTTTAATGAGCATACTGATTATGTCAATCTTGAAACAGGCGAAATGTATGCAAATTATTTTGATTCAGAAATTCTCCCAACAGATCCATCTATTCCAATTACTCCTCCATCTTCTATTACAGCAAGAATTTCAGCATCCACTTCAACTATTAAAGTAGGTGGCTCTTATAGAAATCTTACAGTAAATCTATTCAACGATTCCAATGAAGATATTACAACTGAATATGCTGATGCAACTTTTACATGGACTTGTTCTATTGATAATGAAGACTGGACTGGTAAAGTTACATGGCGAGCCGGTACAGAATACAACCAAAAGAAAGTAAAGTTTCCTAATGACACTTCTGCTATCGGCAAAATCATGTTTATCCAATGTATTATCTTTGATGAACATCAAGGATATATAAACAGTGAAAAGTTTCAATTCGAAATAGCTGAATAGGAGGTATTTTATGGTAGAAATGATTACTAAACAAGATATGCTAAATAAACTTAGGGTATTTAAAGAAACACCTGATAATGATACTATTCGGTTTAAAAAGAAAATTGAAAAGAAACTTAGGGGATGCCCCGAACTTCTTTATGTTCTTAATGAAACTAAACTTGAATCAGAATTATTTGATGATGAGGATAATATAAATTGGGATACTGAAACTGGTGAACCTCTTGGAGAATGGGATAGATATTTTGATAGCGAATCAAATATCCGTCCTTTTTTATTTATTCCAGATACCCAAACAGAAGTAAAACATTATATATGTTATCAAGTAAATTTTAAAGAATCTCCAAGATATAATGCCATTGAAAAATATATTCAAGTCGAATTTACTGTGTTTGTCCACGGCGATGATCGTGTGGATAAATTAACAGGTATTCCACGTCACGATTTGTTGGCTGCAATTATTCAGGAACAAATTAATTGGACAAATATATTTGGAACACAATGTATGATTATATCTGATCAGGAAAGTATAACTGATAATAATTATCTTGTTCGCACTTTTATATTCCAAGCTACTATGCCTAATAGCATTACTAAGAATTCTACTGTTATTAATAAGCTAGGCGGTGGTATTTAGTTGGATAATTTTGAGTCAATTTATGATTTTGATGAATTAAAGATGTATTTTGGCGAGGATTATTGGGTCACTGATAAAATATGTATTCATATTCCAACGATAGGAGACATTCTCGAATATGGCGATAGTAAATTTTATACAGTCATTGCAACATTATGTGCGAATACAACTTCGATGAGACTTCAATTATGGAGAAACGGTATAGACTGGAATAAATATTCAAATTTTCAATTATTTGCTAGTTTAATTAAGGCTTACACTCCTAATGAAACAAAGTTAATTTTTGGAGATTTAAATTTATCATGGTTTGAATTAATACACGATGAAGTAAAAAATATTGATTTACTAATAAATATTCCTAGAGATGAATTCGGAAATCCTATTATTAATAATATTGAAGATTTGCCAATAATAGATGAATTATCTTATACAAAAATAATAAAATATCTTAGCTTAATATTCAATATTCATTTTAAAAATGAATTTGCAAAAAATAAAGCTACTAAAGAAGCTATGATATGGGAAGATGAAGAAAAAGAAAAAGAGCAAAAGAAAAAGAAAGATGAAATAGAGCACTCATTCTTATTACCAATGATATCTTCGTTAGTAAATCATCCTGGTTTTAAATATAAACCAAGTGAATTAAAAGAAATAAATATGTATCAATTTATGGATAGTGTTAAAAGATTACAAATATATGAAAATTCCACAGCTTTATTAAAAGGTAGTTATAGTGGAATGGTTGACACTAGCAAAATTGATAAAAAACAATTTGATTGGATGCGTTCAACTATTGATATGTAGTGCATCGTTAATTTGTTTATTTTTATGGACTTAGATTTTTCTAGGTCTTTTTTTATTACAAAAAACACAATTTTAAGGAGGAAAAATAATGAGTTTTACATTAGACGATTTAGTAATTGACCGTATTCAGATAGCTACAGCAGAGAATTCAAAAGGTGAGCTTCTCTATACACTTACACAGCTTTCTGAAGCAACAATTGAAACAACAGCAGAATCAAAAGAAGCTAAATCTGCTGAAGGTTCTCTTATTAAGAAGTTCTATCAGGGTAAAGCTGGTACTTTTACAGCTACAAACGCAATGATTAATCTTAATGTTATTGGTGCTGCATCAGGTACTGATAAACAGGTTGGTGGTGCATCAGACGCTATGATTCAGATGCCAAAAATTGTTATTGTTAATAAAGGAACAGCAAGTATAGACCTTGTAGATGGTACTGAACAGACACTTGTAGCAGGTTCTGTTCGTGTTAATGCACTTGGTAATAATGGTGCAATGGGTAAGGCTTATAAGCTTGGTTCAAGTTCAGCATCTGATACAGATTTTATTCTTACAGGTAATAAACTTACACTTCCTACAGATTCAACAGCAGATAGATTTGTAGTTAAGTTTGAAAGAAAAGCACAGAATGCCGTTAAGATTACAAATGCTTCTGATAAATTCCCTGGAACAGTTAAGCTTACACTTAAAGCTCTTGCTGTTGATCCATGCGAACCAGATACACTTAGATCTTGCTACATAATTATACCTTCATTCCAGGTATCACCTGAATTAAGTATTACACTTTCAACAGAAGGTACACTTGATTATAAGGGTGATATGCAGATTTCATACTGCTCTGCTGATAAGGAACTTTACACAATTGTAATGTGCGGTGATGATGAAGAGTAAAATTAACTCTTAAAAATAATACAGGGCAGAATATTCTACCCTGTTATTTAATCGGAGGAAATAATGGGAATAAAAAATAATAGAGAATGTATTATTTGTGGACGCTCCTATCATTACTGTCCTACTTGTGGTGTGGATGTAGGTAAGCCTACTTGGTATACAATTTTTGATGGACAGAATTGCCATGATATATATGAAATATGTGTTGCATATAGAGATAAGGAAATATCAATTGAAGATGCTTATAATAAAATGAATAACTTAGATTTATCTTATTTAGATTCAATTGTTCCTGCAACGAAAGCTCAAATTACAGAGATAATGTCTTTTAGAAAACCTAAAGAAGATAAATCTATTGAAAAAAAAGTAACAAATAATACAAATATAAACAAAAAATAATGTCAGTGATTTTTATAGGGAACATTTCATGTTATATAATACTGACTTGTTCCCTATTTTTTACGGCATTAATAAGAGGAATAAAAGGAATGGAAATTAGTAAATTAAATGGAAAACCATATCATTTGAATGATGTTGCTCGTGTAGAAGATCCGAAACAACAGAAGCTTTTTATTAAACATGACGTATATCCAATTGATATGTACACCACAACTGATGTAATTATAGATGAGATTACTGGGGAAGAAACATTAAGAGATAAATTAATAATGGTTTTTTCTAGGAAGGAAAGTAAAGATTTATACATTCTCTGGAAAAGGCGTGAATTAAAATGAGAAAATTCAAAGAAAAAGAAATTAAGAAATATGTAATAGCAGATTTATCTATTCCAACAAATTATATTATGTCTAAACGAAATGGTAATCATTGCTTAATTGACAATATAGTAGCTGCAACAAAATTTATAAGTAAAAATGTGGCAAATAATATATGTGAAGAATGTAAACAAAATACAGGAATAGATTTAGTTGTTATTCCTATAAATATTATTTATGAAATTATCGAGGAGGAATAAATATGTATCTTGATAATGCAGCTACAAGTCCATTAAACCCAGAAGTTAAGGACTATATTATATCTCTTTTGGACACATATCAGAATCCATCATCGCTATATCAATCAGGTATTAATGTAAAACAAATAATTAAAACTGCTAGAAACAATGTAGCAAAATTTATTAATGCTAATCCAGAGGATGTTATTTTTACTTCGGGTGGCTCGGCTAGTAATACATTAGCAATCAAAGGGTATACACAAAGAAAAAATTGTACAGTTTTATATCAGCCAACTTGTCACAAGTCAATTCTCAAATGCGTTAAAACTATTAAAAAAGCATATCCATTAAAAGTTGATAAACAAGGTTTTATTGACATATACGATTTGAGAGAATGGTTAGATACGCATGATAATTATTTTATTATATTAGAATATGCAAATTCTGAAATTGGTTCTATTCAAAATATTAAAGAAATTATAAATATGTGTCATTTCTATAATGCTATTGTTTATGTTGATTGTACTGGTTCAATAAGTCAAATCCCTATTGATGTGAAAAATGTTGATTATGATATGCTTGGATTTAGTGCTCATAAAATTCATGCACTAAAAGGTACTGGTGTTTTATATAAAAAATCATCTATAGAACTTGAACCACTTATATATGGATCACAGGAACAGGAATTGTTTGGGGGGACTGAAAATGTAATAGGTATTGCTACACTTGGTAAAGCAGTTGAGAATTATGATTATTCTTCTATCACGTCTAAAAATCGTGACTATATCTATAATTACATAAGTAATAATATTCCAAATTCATATTTAGTTGGTGCTGATTTAGAACATAGATTATCACATAATTTATATATTTGTTTTAAGGGAATAAAGGGTGAGTCATTAATGACATTACTTGATATGAACGATTATCAAGTATCGACAGGAAGTGCTTGCACAAGTGGAGATTTAGTACCCTCCCCTACTTTATTGGCTATCGGAACAAATAAGGAAGATATAAATAGTTGTATAAGAATTACCTTAAATGGTGAAGAAGAAATTACCGAATTAAATAAGTTTTGTGAAACACTAAAAGGATGTGTAGAAACTTTAAGACGGTTAAATAACAATTAAATATTATTAAAAGAAAGAGCGGTTTCTTCGGAAGTTGCTCTTTTGTTATGTAAAGGAGTGAAAGTAAATAGCAAAAGCTAAATCGAAATATCATGTAGATATTTCAGAACAAGGTAAGAAAAATCGAACATATAAAGGTGTAACTTATGACAGTCTTACTGAGCTTAGATTTTTACAAGAATATATAGAACCTAAGATGAAAAGTAGAGAAATATTATCATATGAACGCCAAGTAGAATATGTTCTTCAAGATAAATTTAAATATAAAGGTAAAACAATTCTACCTATTAAATATAGAAGTGATTTTAATGTTGTCTGGTCTGATGGAACTTTACAGGTTTTTGACGTGAAGGGTAATCCAGATAGTATGTCACTTTTAAAAAGAAAAATGATGTGGGCTAAGTACCCAGAAACCAATCTTACGTTTATTTGCAGAAATCTCAAATATGGTGGATGGGTGGAATATGACATTTTAAAGAAGCTTCGCAAAGAGGCGAAAAAGAATAACAAATAAAGGAGATAAAAGGAATTATGAAAAATATCACAATCAAAACATTTTGCAAGGAATACAATAACCGTGTTAATGATACATTGAAGAAACAGTATATCGAAGACAATCTTGAAATCATACCTTATGTGTCATTTGTTAAGAAGGATGCGCTTATCAGTAACTTACTGAAGGCAACTATGATTGATAAAGAGACAGGAAACATTAAGGTAAACTCTTCTGCTGAATATCTTTTAATGACAAGAATTTTAATTGAAAACTACACCAATCTTACCGTTGAGACTGAAGGATTTTTCGAGGAATATGATGAGTTGAAGAAGTCTGGATTATTCAATATTCTTCTTGTTGGCGATGATACTACTGCTCCGCTTATTCCTTATGAAGAAATTGCAGAGTTTAAACATTTGCTTTCAATTAAACGAAATGATGTATTAACGAATCGTTATGAGATTCATAGTTTTATTACAGAACAGGTAGACAGATTTAAAACTCTTGGTGAAGCTACTCTTACACCGCTTATGGACGTTGTAAGTAAGAAACTCGATGAGATTTCAAAAGAAGATTTAGATAAGTTTGCTAAGAATGGTGGATTTAAAGAGGTGTAAGTATGGATAAACACTTAGGAAAAATTATAGTTGATGACACAGTACTACCATGCGAAGAATTTTGTAGAATTGGAAGTGAAACTGTTACAGATAGAGTAAAAAATATTGCTTTACATTTTTCGGAAGTTGATACACCTGTGAATTTAGTGCAGATTTCAAAATTTGAATTACTGCCTAATAACAATATATTTATTGAAGGATATTTATTTTCTCCATCTTTGTATAATTCGTATGTGGAACACTACACTATTCAAAAATTTATAGAAAATGGAATTTGTATAAATCCAGTAGACCATAGTAAAGATGGAAATTATGTTGCAGAATATTATAATTATCGGTTTAAGGAGTTTTCATTTTCTCGCAGCGAAAATACATATTCGTTTATTTTAGAACCGATTGACGAATAGGAAATTCAAATTTCACGTTAAAAGGAAAATAGCACCGTATTTCTACGATACTATTTCCTGCCATGTTGACTGCTCTCCTACTGTAAAATCTTAGGCATTTTGCAATTAGTCAGATTGCATTTCCAAGATAAGGTTAGTTGTCTGTAATGGCTTTTATTTATTTGCTCTAATGATAATTATATCAGTAAATAATTTCTTGTCAAGCAAATATTTTCCCTACTTGATTTGGTTATACCTCAAGAACATTGTAAATATAGGATTTATATTATAGATTGTGTAGTAGAAGGTGACTGGTCTTCTACCGTTCTATTAAATTCACTTCATCAAGTAGATACTCATATCTGTGGTACTAAGTAAAACAACGTGTTACATTATTTCTTTTTATTGTCTCTGTAGACTGTATATGCGAATCCTAAGACTGCAACACAGGCAGAAACAATCGAGCAAACATTTTCCACTACAGTAGTTCCTTATCTACCTATATTTACCACAGATATAAAGATTATAGCATATGATTAGAAAATAATAAAGACAATTTAACAGGCTCTATGCGTGTCACAGCGTAAAGAGCTTTTCTTATGGAGAGTGATGATACTGCTCTCTTATTTTAATGTAAAAATAGTGAAAATTTTGGAGGTGATAAAAATACATGTCGAATAATCAAAGTTTATTTTATCAATCATATATAAAAAAATTACAAGAAAAAGCAAAAGAAGCGGTGAAAGAAGCTCAAGAGAAGTCTTTTTCGGAATATTTTGATGTAGCAGAAAAAAAGATAAGAACTATATATAAAGATACTATTACGAATTTTTATAATAGCTACCCTAACCCTTTTTATGATAGGCGAGGAAGTTTATATGATTTAATTCAAACTAAAAAAGCTACTGATTATTTAAGTATATGGTTTGAACCATCTTTAATTTCTTATAGGAATGGATATGCAGGAGAAAATGGTCTTTATGATCAAGTATTTAGACAAGGCTGGCATGGTGGAGCAAATATTAATGGAGAAATGTTAGTTCCTTGGACTGCTCCACCAGTTGAATATGATGGCAACAGAACACCTTGGTCTTTTCCTGAACCTTGGAATAAAAGAGTTGGTATAAAGCATGGTTGGGAACAAGCAGCAAAAGCCCCAATATCACCACTCCAAGATTTTAAAAGAAGAATAGACCAATATCAAAAAACAGAATATCAAAAAGATTATGAAAATATATGGAATAAATATAAATCAAATATAAAAATAGACATATAGGAGGTATAGAATGGCTGACGAAATAAAATTAAAAGCACCCACTGTCGAACAGCAAGTTGTTGTTAATATCAATGGTGAAGATAAACTAAAATCATTTGCAGACACTCTTGATAAAATTTCCAATAATAAAAATCTTCAAAAATATTGGAAAACCCAACAAGATTTAATAAATGCTACTATCGATGCTTATAATAATTTTCAAAAGAAGGCTTCTAAGGACAATGCTTCTGAGTTAATTAAGGTAACAAATGCTCTGAAGGCTATGTCTGGAACTGACTTATCACATATTTTACCTGATTTTGATAAAATCTCGAAGGGTATGGCTGAAGCCCAAAAGGTTGCTGGTAATATTGATAGTGCTTTTTCCGTAAAAGGATTTAAGGAAGCGTTTGATTCTTTTGAAACACTAGAAGCGTATGGAACAGATATTCAAAAATTATTTAGTCATTTCGGTGTAAGTTCTGATATTGGTGAATTGCAGCAAAATGTTCGCTTGTTAGAAAGTGAAGTAGAAAAACTTACTAGAAAATTAAGCAATGCAAGAAATGCTAATGAAGAATTACGAAATGAATTTGAAAATTTTAAAGTTGGTTCTGGTTTTGCCGATAAACTCGATGAACTAGACAGGTTAAAAGCAGAAATGCAAAATATTCGTGATGAAGCTACTCAGACATTTAATCAATTTTTAGATGTAAATAAAATTGATAGATATGATTGGTTTAATAATGATAGATTTGCTGAATATTTTGAAAAATTAGAGAACGGAACTCTTACTGCTTCGGAAGCTATTAGACAATTTAAAATAGAATATGGTTATCTTTTGGAAGAAAGTTTTAAATCAAATGGTAATTCATTCGGCTTAGATCAATTACAAGCATTTTCCACAAAACTTGATTCTATTTTTCAACAAGTGGAGGAAACATCAAATAAAATTAATGATATTCTTTCTAATGGTGTTATAGCAAAATCAGTACAAAATCTTAGTGAAGACACTGCCCTCTCCGATTCTCAGCGTTCTATATTTGGAAATATCCTTCAAGATGAAGAAGCCCTCAAATCAGTCACCGCTTTATTTCAGAAATTAATAGATGAAACCAATCAAACTAAAAATACAGAAGTTTTCAATACTGAACAATTCACAAAACTTGAATCTTTATTTACAAGTATTGAGTCAAGCTTATCCTCTATTAAAGGTGTTTTAGTTGATGTCGGTGATGGTGAAGAATTGTCTCCGTTATTAAAAACTATTGCTAATATTGAATCTGCTATTGATAATTTAAGTTCTAGTGTTAAAGGTATTGGGCTTAATATGAATATTGATTTTGGTTCTGATACTGAAATGGAAGCGAAGGCTCAAGCCAAGATATCTAATGCATTACAAGCATATCAAAGATTGTTCGAACATATCAAAATGTCAAGTGCTGGTGGCTCAATAATTAATACAAAGTTTTTCGACTTTGATATAAATCAATTTGACACTCCAATGAGTAAACTTCAAGCATATAGAAAATTTATTGAAAATATGCGTAATGAAGCAAAGGCTATGTATGGTGGACAAGATGTTCTTTTTACCGACACAGATAAGAAATATTGGACACAAGCATCTTCGGCTATGGGACAAGTCACTAAAACTTTTAATGAAATGAAAGCTGCAAGTGATACTAACCCATTAGAAAATATTTTTGGAAAAACAGATTTATCTGGTGTTATTGAGCAGTTAAACACTATTGTTTCTAAACTTGATGAGATTTCTGACTCTGCCAAAGGATTTACTGAGGCTTTTAAAGATGGATTGAATGTCAATGCTTCTGTTGAAGAAATTGAGAAACTTACCAATAGAGTTAAAGAACTTGAAGATGAATTAGCAAAGGTTAAAACTCCTACTACTGTTGCAACTTCACAAGAATCAAATATTTCAAGCCAAATGAAAAACGCATTTCCTTCTACCGAAGCTACTGCTTCTGTTGAGAAAACAACACAAGCAATCAAGGAAGAAAATAGTGCTTTGGAAGAAACTGCCAATAAGGCAAAACAAGCTGTTTCTGAATTAGTAAAAAGTAGAGATGTCATCAGTCAGAATTGGTATCGTAAAAAAGGAACAGTTATAGGCAAAGATTCAAAAGGTAATGATATAACTCGTGATACCGATGAATTTTCTTTTATAGAAAGATTGAAAAATGGTCAGTTACAGACAGTTCTTGCTACATACGATGAGGAAACTGGGAAATGGGCAGAACAAGTTATAAATGTTGAAACCGCTTTTGAACAAGTAGAAAAGGCTATTATCAGTACAGATAATAAGATTGCTTCTTTAGAAATTTCAAAAGAAAAAACACTCGCAGCTCACCCTGGGTATGATGTTACTGCTGATGATAATCAAATTGCCATTGAACGTGAAAAGAGGGATGAATTACAAGCAACTCTCAATCTTTATGCTAAAGAAAAAGAATATGTTTTTGAGATTGAAGCTGCTAACAAAAGAATTGCTGATAATCAGGAAAGATTAAATAATAAAAAACAGTCACAGACTAATTTAAGACAGACAGTTCATGAAGCAACTCGTCAGAAATCTATTGATCAGACTAATCGTTTATTAAATAAGCAACAGATTATCATTGATGGTATTGAAAAGTCTTATAGTAAAGCTGCAAATAATGATTTAGATAAAGCTGTAAACTCTCAGTCAGATTTAACAGAGTTAAAGAAAAAGAAAAATCTTATTCAGTTTTTGCTTAATGATTTAAAAGATGAGGATAGAAATTCTTCCAATGAGAAAGAATTTTTACAAGTTGAAAAGTTAATCGCTGAATATAAACAGCTTGCGAAAGATAAGCTTAAAGCTAATAATCCTTCAAAACAAGAACTCGGTGGACAGGAATTAGATGTTTTACTTGCGAATCAAGTAACACAGTATAACAAGCTTATTTCTCAGTCTGAAAAATATGGGGATGTAACAAAAGAAATCACAGATGAACTTAAGGCTCAACGTGATTTAATTGCTGAACAGGATAAAAATGGTGTCTATGTTGCCCGTTTCAAAAAGGCTGACGGTAGTGAAATTACTGCAAATGATTATTACGATGCAAGGGATAATTATAAGATCAACAAATCTATTTTTAATTCTTATAAAGATAATATTAAAAATGGTGCACAATCTACCGCTAAACAACAAGCTAAATCCATTAAAGAAGAATGGACTAATGCTATTAAAACGGTTAAAGAATACGAATCAGCCGTATCAAAATTAAATAATCTCAAAGCAAATGACAGGGGATTAGGAACTAAAACAGCAGATATTGAGGCACAACAGAAAAAAATTGATGATATGAAATCATCCTTTGAATCTGCACAGACAACGCTTTTATCATTCTTCTCTTCTACTGATAAATTTAATTCCCTTCCTGTTTCTTCTATTAAAGAAGTTCAAGATGCTATTAAGTTAATTCAAACCGCTGCTAATGGTTCTGCTGAATCGGTTAGCAGGCTTGAAGATGCATTAAGAAATATGCAGGAAACTTCTATAAATAAATTAGAAAATAAATTGTCTAATTATCAAAAGAAAACTAGCGAATATTCAGCAACTATCAATAAGTTTGGAGATGATGGTTGGACAAGTCCCGAATATTTAGAAAAAGTACAAAAAGCACAAGAAGCATTAAGTTTATATCAAAAAGCTATTAATGAATTAAAAGCAAATCCTGATTTGATAAATAAAGAATCTCTTGCTAATGTAGAAAAATTGGGTAAAGATTTCGAAGATATTACTCTTGCTATAAAGAATATGACGGCTGCACAGAAGGGTTATACTCAGCTTGGAGCTGAAAAAACAATGGATAAAATTTCTCAGATGCTAAAAGAGAATAGCAAAATGTCAAGAAAAGCTAAAGCTGATATTAAAGCTTGGTATGATCAAATAAAATCTGGAAATCCAAGTGCCAGCCTTGATGTAATTCTTGGTAAAGTTGAAGCTATCGTAAGAGCCGAAAAAGATGCTGGTCGTGGTGGTAAGAGCATGTGGGATGCCATTAAGGAAAAAGCTTTTTATAGTGCTGCTAGTGCATTTGGTACATATTTTGGAGTTAATGATGTTTTCAGATATGTTGGAGAAGGTATTCAAGTAATCAGAGAGTTTGATACAGCTCTTACAGAAATGAGGAAAGTATCTGATGAAACTGTACAAAGTTTAAAAAATTATCAAGCAACAACCTTTGATACGGCAGATGCAGTAGGTACAACAGCCAAGCAGATACAAGAGAGCACTGCTGATTATATGCGATTAGGCGAATCGCTTGATGAAGCTTCTGAAAGTGCGAAAACAGCAAATATACTCTTGAATGTATCTGAATTTGATAATATTGAAGATGCAACTAAGTCACTTGTTTCTATGGGGCAAGCGTATAAAGACTTAGATAAAATGACTATTGTTGATAAACTTAATGAGGTCGGTAATAACTATGCAATATCAACAGATGAATTAGCCACTGCTCTTCAAAAATCAGCAGCTACTCTCTCACTTATGGGAAACACGATTGATGAAGCTGCAAGTTTAGTAACTACAGCAAATGCAACGATTCAGGACGCAGATAGTGTTTCGGCAGGTTTACGTACAATTTCTCTTAGACTGGTTGGTACAGAAGAAGCCGAAAAAGAACTTTCTGCAATGAATGAGGAAGTAGATGCTTTTGTAAAAGCAACAAATTCAAAGAAACAACAGATAATCAAAGATTATACTGCCGTAGCTTCTAATAATTACCAGGGTTTTGATATTCTTGATAGTAATGGAAATTATAAAAATACTTACGAAATTCTTCTTGGAATTGCCAAGGTTTACAAAGAAATTCAGGAACAAGATAAAAAGCTGGGAACAAATCATGCCACAGCTTTAATTGAAGAATTAGCGGGTAAAAACCGCTCAAATATTGCTTCAGCGATACTGCAAGATCCGACACAGCTTGAAGCTGTTAAGAAGTCTTCAGAAGAAGCAATGGGATCAGCGGAAAAAGAATTAAACTCTTATCTTGATAGTATTGATGGCAAAATGGCACAGCTAGAGAACCGTGCTCAGGAGTTCTGGTTTAAAATAATCGACTCCGAAACTATCAAGAATGGAATTGATTTATTATCTACCTTACTTAAAAGCACTACTAATTTTGTAGATAAAGTTGGATTGTTGCCAACTATTCTTACAGGAATTGGCACAGCATTATCATTTAAAAATGTCGGCATTAATACGTTAGTGGCGTATTAATCAAATCATTGTTATTGTTTTGAACGTACCGACTTCATAGAGTTTCTAACGGATACGTTAGTTTGGACTATGATAAGTATGCTATACATACGATAAACGAAGACGCAATATGCGAGGAAGGCTGTAAAACTCATGATACTACCCTATTATAAGGAAACTAAATAGGTACAGTAAAAATTCATGAATTCAGTTGGTTCGCAGGGATAGACCTTTAAAATGGTAAGCCCTCAGAGAGTGACAACCGTTGGTAGTAGTTATATGAAACGATGCTACTATAATATGCATTCCGTACTCATGGCACGACATGTTAAATGATGTGAACTTATCTCATATCTCGTGTAAATCAGTTTGACCTCTCAGTTCCTAGAGGTAGATAAGATGGAACAAAACAGAGAATAAATAAAATAGCGGACAGTCGCTTGACTACTCTTTTATTATACTCGATTGTATGTTTCTTTGGAGATCTACAAACATATGTTCTGATAGTATTCTGTTAATTATTGGTATATAATGGTAACATTAAATACTAATGATTGGTGGGATAGAGTTGAAAAAATTACCAATATTGCTAAATTGGTTGACTAAAGCATTGATAATTACAATTGTACCATTTTTTATTGGACTAATAGATAATGCAACAATATGGAAAAATAGTAATGGACAAATAAAAAATATATTTATAAGTGGGAAATTTTGGGTAATTTCATTAACTATTCTATATATCATATATATTATATATGTAGCATACAATGAAAGGAAACAAGAGAAGAACAATCAAACACTTGAAGATTTGAAAAAACAAAAACAACTTTGTGATTGTTCTTTAGAAATTTATAAAACAACTTTTGACTCCATCAATAATTTGATGAATATCTCGCAAAAGGAAATCAATGATTTATCAAAACAAATTATATCTACGAATAATTTAGAATTATTAAATTGGAATTTTGAAAGCATATCTAGTTACATTTGCAAAGATATTGTTAGCATTCTTAGAAAATTGTCTAAATCAGGAACAGATATTTCGGTAAACATATATGTAAGACACAAGAGAAACACTGGAAAACGTACACAGGATTGTATAAAAATGATAGCACATTATGGAGACGCAAATTCAACACCAACTATTTTATATTCCGACATAATATTATCTAAGAAAAAAGATTGGCAATATGCAAAGTTATTTTTAGAAAACAACCCTAAAATAGTTGTGTATCCGACAGAAGAAGAAATAAAGAAAAATTTTGGTTATAATGGAACTCCGAGCAAGTATGATGGAGAATATTCACAATATATAGGTATTCCAATATCGTGTTCCGCAGGATATATTTTATCCTCCTTAGAGATTATTGCTCATCATGGGACAATAATAGCGGATACAAAAACGGAAATTTTAGAAATTGTCAATAAATATATCATTGTATATAGAAATTATGCATTGCTTACACATAAGATTGAAAAGGGACTTAAGGCGAAGCGTGTTGAAAACATTTTTAAGGAGGCAAAATAATGAAGAAAAATATTCCTTTAAAAGCTATTGATACAACAGAATTAGAATTTAAGAATAAAACAGAATTTTTGGAATGGCGAAAAAAAATATTGGAAAATTATGAGCAAAGTAAAATTGATTATAAAGAAGAAATGAATAAACTATTTGGATATGAAAAAGAGCAGGACTAATCTCCTGCTCTTTTATTGTTTAATCGTCATCTCTTTCATAACCACTACATTCTTCTTTGTGCTCACAAAACTCGCATTCACAATCATCTGTATAATTTCCTGTTTGCCAGCAATGGTCTGTTGGATATTTTGATTTGATAATTATATTCGACATAACGATCCTCCTTTTCACAATTGAATTTTATATATTCCAAAATTCCCCTGATTTCGCTATTATTGTAATTTTTTGTTATAAGTCATACAAGTATTTATCCATCGACAAATATCGTCCAAATATCCCTTTAAAATGGTCTGGATACATCAGAGTCTGCTTGGTAAATATAATTCACATGAAAGGAAAATAAAATGATTAGTAATATTGTTAAAACGCAACTTGAAAATGAAAAATTTGAAAAAGAGGTAATCTCTCCATTATCAGATAAGATAATTACAGAAATCACCTCAAATAAACTTACATACAGTCAAGCTTTTGATTTGCTTCGAGTAATTGAAGGAAAAATCAAGAATTTTACTGTATATTCCGAGTAAGTTTTTCTAAAAGATTTTCGATTGAATCAAGTTTATTGTTAATTTCAAAAGAATACGAATGATCGCTTCCTGTGTTATCGTTTATACTTTCTAACTGATTGTCAATATTTTTGTTTGCAACAGAAATACCATTTGCAAAAGATATAATTGATTCAATCGAACTTCTTAACATACAATTTTGTATATCGCCATCTTCAAAACAATTGTTATTCATTACACAATTATAGTTACAATCACCATTGGTTAATGGGCAAAATAATTTATTCATATGTATACCTCCGACACATCATTTAATGATTATATTTTACCATTAATTACCAAACAAGTACAGTCTGAACATAAGTTTGCAATAATTTGAATGATCTTCCAGAAATGGTGTATCGTTCAACATAAAAGAACAGCAACATATCATTCACTGCTCTTCTATCCTAATTCATCTTGGTATAGTCGAAACATTTGTTTTAGGTTAGCATAGTGGATGCCTACCTTTTATTCAATTTATTGTTGATTTCCTGTAATAATTTTATAACTTCACTAAACCCTAAAAACAAAATTCCACTTATAACTACTACCGTTTCAGGAATAAGGAAAGTCGCAAAAGAAAATTCACTTCTTCCATATACATCATGAAATGATGCTGCAAAACTACCCATAGTTCCTAATATTAAAATTATAATAGATATGATTTTTAAAACTTTAGCAATGGTATTTTCGGTATAATTTTGAGTGGTTATTTCTGACTCAATTTTTTTTCCACAAGAAGTACATTTATATATAATTTTTTCTTCTTCACTTAATATTTTTCCACAGTTTGGACATCTATTCATAATGCATCAACTCCTTTTACATTTAATTAAAATATTATATCAGAAAACATATATTAACGCAACTTCGATATTCAAGCAATCGAAAAATTATATAGTACGATATTCAAACAAGACACATTAAAAAATATATTTTCTGGTATAGATATAAATTCAGCAATAGTTCAACCGTTCTCAGATGCAAAAACTATAATTGATTTATACAATGAGTCTATCAAAGATAATTCTTTAACACAAGAACGTTGGAATGATATATTAAGTTTATGTGATGATTCTCTAGCAAACTATTTAACAAAAATTAAAGGACAAGAAGCCACATTATTATCTTACAATATTTCCTTACAAGGAAGTATCACTGGTTTTAAAAAAGTATTCTCTGCAATTGGTGAATACAATAAAATAAGTTCTTCTGACACACAAAAACAAAAAGAATATTGCGATGCAATTGGTTTAACAAATTCTAATCTTTCCAATTATTTGACCAATTTGAATGGTTCTAAAGCGGGGATGTTAGGGTATGGTTTATCTCTTGTTGGTGCAACCGTAAAAACAGTAGCTTTGCAAGTTGCTACAATGGCATTAAATGCTGCTATTACTATGGGTGCTTCAGTCATTGTTTCTGGTATTGTGACTGCAATTTCTAATTGGATTAGACAAGATGAAATACTTGCTGAAAAGGCTGAAAATGCAAAACAAAAAATAAATGAACTTAACAATGAATATAAAACACATAGTCAATTAGTATCTGATTCTGCGAAAAGATATGCTGAATTAGCACAAAGCGTAGATCAATTATCAGGAAAGAATTTATCACTTAATGATGATGATTATAAAGAATTTTTGGATTTAAGCAATCAGTTAGCAGAAGTTTTTCCGACTTTAAGTAGACATTATAATGAAAATGGACAAGCGATTTTAGATTTATCAGGAAATGTAAATACAATAGTTGACTCTCTAAATAACCTTATAGAAGCTGAAAGGAATTTAAAAAATCAAGAAATTGTCAATAAGTTGCCTACAATTTATAAAAATGCCAAAAATAAATCTGATGATTATAATGCAGAATTAGAAAATTTATATAATAAAAGAAATGCACTTTATCAAGGTTTAGACTCCATAACTATTAATGATTTAAATAAAAAATTTCAAACTGGACTTAATGATAAATATTTTGAAATATTATCCAACGATGCAGAGGAATATGGTCGTTTAATTTCTGATTATACAAAGATATTAGATAATGTAAGTTTGAAATTTGATTTACTTCATTTTGAACCAGCATGGAATGGTAAGTATGATTCTAATGGAAAACAAATATTAACATATAAAACTTCTATTTATATTGATAGCCCTGATGAAGATATTGAAGAAGCTAAAAATATAATAAAAGGTAATGTTAACGAATTAGCTAAAGAGTATGAAAAAGATATTTCTGATTTGAACACGAAAATTCAAAACGTACAAGTTCAAAATAAAAGTAATTGGTCTTCTTTATCTAGTTCTATTGCTGCATGGCTTAACACAGAAGATTCATATAAAATAATGTCCGATGATATGCAATCTACGGTTCAAAATATTGTTAATGGATTAGATTGGTCTACTTTAGATTTTTCTTCATGGGATGATGCAAAACAATACATCCAAGATAATATATTAAGCTTATTTCAAACATCTGATGGAAGAGAAACTTTAAAAGATATTGAAATTATGTTTGGTATTCAAACACAGTTTAATAACGGTGAAATAACAGTTAATGAATATCAAGAAAAATTACAGTCGTTTTTAGATCAAATAAAAGAACTAGCTCCTGAAACGCAAAAAGTTATAAAACTTATTTTCGGTATCCAAACAGAAGATGATGGCAGTACAAGTTCTTCTGTTGATACAATGGTTAATAATGTCAAAGAAAAGTTAAAGGATGAGTTTGATGATAAAGTTGGAGAATTATCATTAGAAGATTTAGATATAGCAAGCAAACTTGAAATTCCTGAAGGTACTCTTCTATCTTGGGATGAATTACTTGCCAAAATTGAAGAAGTTAAAAATTCAAATCCCGATAAAGCCAAATTTTTCTCTGATGTTTGGGACTCTTCTACTTTCGCTGATACAAAAAAGAAACTTCTTGAATTAGCAAAGTCAGGTGAATTAACTCCGGAAACATTAGAATCTACCGAAGACTATAAAAAGCTTATTGACGACACAGGTTTAAGTGCAGAATATTGTGCGAAAAGAATAAATAATCTTGTAACGGCACAAGAAAAACTTTCTAATGTAACAAAGGGAATTTCCTCTATTTCTGATTTGTATACACAAGCAAGAGATGAAGGATTCGTAGATATTAATGATATTATGTCTCTTGATAACACATGGAAAGACTTAAAATCATTCGAAGAATTTACTAATATAGTAGGTTCTGGTACTTATAGTATGTCGGAAATGCAACAAGCATTTGATAAACTTGTAAGTGAATATCTTAATTATAGCGATGCACTTATAAAACTGGATGAAACAAATAAAGATTTGTATATAAAACAGCTTAAATCTGTTGGTGTATCAAATGCACAAGCTCTTGTAGAAGAAAGATTAACAGCCAACTATATAGAAGAAAATAACGCATTAGAAGGTCTTACAGAAGCAAATAAAGAAGAATATATTGCTAAATTAAAAGCAAATAATATTACTAATGCTGATGTAATAGTAACTAATAAGCTTAATGCAAAAAAGGGAGCTGAAAACACAGTTACAAAAGAACTTAATATGACTATGGATGAATTTCTTTCAAAGTCATTTGATATGCAAAATTCTTTGTTGGGAGAAGCAAATGCTTCTGATATTTGTCGAGGAGAGATAGCTCAACTTCAACTTGCAGAAATCAATTATAATAAAAGTGGTCTTGACGTAAGTGGAAAAATTAAACAGTTAAAAGATTTAGTCACTGCATATGGTTTAGCTGATACAGAAGCTCAAAAGATGGCTAAACGTGAGCAGGAAATGAGGGACTATGAAGCTAAAACTGGCGCATATACGGGATTCAGATATACAGAAGCAGATTATAAACATGCCGAAGAAGATACGAAAAAACGTATTGAAGCATTATTCGGAGGTTTAGGACAATATACATATACTGCTCCTGATTATAATGGCGGCGAAGATCGTCAGAAAGAACTTTCAGAGAAAAATACTGACTGGATTGAAACTAAAGTATCAAGAATTCAAAGATTAATTACCAACATAGGTAAAACAATAAGTGCTACATACAAGACATGGAAAGAAAGAATTGGTGCTGTTAAGAGTGAAACTGCAAAACTCACCGAAGAACTGAGTATTCAGCAACAAGCTGCAAACTACTATCTTAATAAAGCCAACTCCGTAGGATTAAGTGCAGATTATGTAAACAAAATCCAGAATGGTGCAATTCTCATTGAAGACGGAATAGATGAAAAGACTCAAGAAAAGATAGACAAGTATACAGAGCTGTACGAAAAATATCTTGAAGCTTTAGATTCTATGGAAGATATTCGTGGAGAAATAGCTGATAATTTCAAAGAAAAATTTGATATGGTTGCTTCTTCTTACGACAATGCAATCAGTCTTATTGAGAGTAAATCAGGAATACTTGATTCGTTAGTCAGTAAACAAGAAACTGACGGTCATTTAGTAAGTAAAGCATACTATCAGTCTTTAAAAAATTTGCAGAATCAGAACATAGCCGAATTACAAAGTAAAAGAACAGACCTTGTAAAAGCTTTTAATGAAGCTATGGCGAATGGGAATATTAAGCAATATTCCGAGGATTGGTATGATATGAAGAACTCCATCATGGAAGTTGAACAGGCTCTTATTGATGCAAATACTCAGCTTATCGAACTTGACAACAATATGCGTGATTTAGATTGGAAAGTATTCGATTTGAAACAGCAGTATATTGGCAGAATTCAAGAGGAAGCTGACTATTTAATCGACTTAATGAGTAATAAAGACTTGTATGATGATTACGGAAAAATGAATGATTCTGGTATTTCTACGGCAGGATTACATGTAACTAACTACGATGTTTACTTAAAGCAAGCACAAAAATATGCAGATGAAATCAAAGAGATTGATAAGCTGTTAGCGAAAGATTCTAGCGATACAGAGTTAATTAAACGCAGAAACGAGTTAATTGATTCTCATAGAGATATGGTAAAATCTGCCAAAGATGAACAGCAAGCTATCATAGATATGGTCGAGGAAGGCTATAACAGGTTATTGGACGCTTTGAATGAAATCATAGATAAACGTAAGGAACAGTTAGATGCTGAGAAAGATTTATACGACTATGAAAGAAGTATTGCCGAAAAGACAAAGAACATATCTTCTCTCCAGAAACAGTTATCTGCATATGAAGGTGATAATTCTGAAGAAACTCAGGCTAAAATTCAACAGATAAAAGTAGACCTTGAGGAAGCAAAACAAGATTTACAGGACGCTGAATATGATAAGTGGATGAGTGACCAAGAACAGATGCTTGATAGGTTGTCTTCTGATACGCAAGAATGGATTGAAGCTCGTATGAATAATATTGAAGCAATTATGCAAGATATTATAAATCAGACGAATGAAAATGCGACACTTATCAAAGATACTCTCGTAGAGCAGACTGATAATCTTGGAAGCTTTATATCCGGAGAAATGAGTAAAATCTTTTCTGATGGCAGCCCTGTAAGTAGTTTTATAGAATCATTTACAAATGAAGATTCAGGTGTACTTAAGGTGATTAATGGTATAGCTTTAAATGTACAGACCATGGTAGATAAACTTGCAGGACAGGCTAAGAGTGAAATCGCTTCCAATGGTGCTACTACTACAAATAGTACAAAGTCAAGTACGACCCAGAAATCTACATCAAAAACTACTTCTTCTACTCCTAGTACAACTAAAAGTACGACTAAAAACACATCATCTTCTAACGGTAACAAGGATTATAAATTCATATATGCGAAAAGCTATTATCCAAAAAATAAACTTAACCGTAAAACCAGTATAGATGATGCTTTGGCGTTTTATGATTATGCTTGGTCGTTTAATGCTAAAAAGAAGTATTACAAAGACTTAATCGGTAATGATGCTTATACAGGAAGTTACAATCAGAACGTAGCTTTACTTAAAAAGTTCAGGGAAATCAAAGGCTATAACCAAGGTGGTGTAATCGGAGAACTTAAAAATATTATTGGTAGGAATAATGATAATTCTTTGGCAATCAATACTTTTGAAAAAGGTGAAGGTATTATCCCACTGCCACTTATGGGCGATTGGAAAACCCTTATCAATAACTTAGAGCCTCTTAATGCATCTATGGACTTCTTGAATAAAGCCCTTATTCCAAACATTAAAGCAAATAGGTCAACAAATGAAACGGTTAATAACGATGTTCAGTTGAGTATTACTCTGCCTAATGTGACAAATTATGATGAATTTAAGAATGCACTGGTTAAAGATAAAAACTTTGAAAAGGTTGTGCAGAGCATGACGTTTGGAAATGCTTTGGGTAAAAACAGTCTGAATAAAAATAAATACTAATTAAACAAGCCAAGTGTGGGCTATGCGTCTACACTTGGCTCTTGTTATGTAATGAGGAATCGAAATGAATATAGAGAAAAAGGTAAAACTACAGCAAAAAATTATAGATGATTTGCAACAGGAAAAAGATACCCTAAGGGAAGAAAACGATAAGCTGTCTGTTGATTTGGAACTGGAAAAGATTCTTCCAAAAGAAGCATATGAACGTGTAACGCAGCTAATCAACGAATTAGAAGACAGAAAATCTGAGTATGAAGCACTCATTGAAAACGTAAAGGAAATTCAGAGTGAATACAAAGACAAACTTAAAGAGATAAAAACTTTAAGGACAAAATATAAAAAAGATATGGATTCTGTATTAAAGAGCATTAATAGAAGTGCCAAGAAAGTTCAAGCCAAAGAAAAGGACAATAGATTTTTGGACAAGATACAGAATACGGTATACGGGAATAAAAACGATAACAAGTAATAAAAAACAATAAGAAAGTGGGTGAATAAGTGAATTTAATAGATTTTGAATATGACAATCAGAGACTATCTGATTATGGATGTATAGTGTGTAATATCTTAGAGGATGGTGGTGTTTCGGCAATTAATATAGGCAGTCAGGTTACATTTAATACTGTTCCCATGACAGGATTAAATAAATTTAAGTTAATGTCTGCTCAATATGACGAAGTATATACAACAACATTTGAGATTTGTAAATATAGATGTTCAAATCCTGATGTCAACTCATTCACACAGGAAGAAGTTATCCAGCTTATGAGATGGCTTAACAGGAAACAGTTTAAAAAATTCAGGGCAGTTTATAAAGATGGAGAACTTGCAGAAGTATATTATAATGCTTCTTTCAATGTAAATCCTATTACATATGGTGGTGATATTATTGGTCTTCAATTAACACTCCAGACAGATGCCCCATTTGGTTTTTATGATGATATTGAATATACAATGAAATTTAGTACAAATGGATTAGAACATTCATTTTATGATATTTCGGATGAAATTGGTTTCGTATACCCCTCTACTATGACCATAGAAATAACAAATGGAGGGAATTTTGAATTAGTTAATTCTCAAGAAAAAGATAGAGTGACATCTATTAAGAATTGCACGGCAGGAGAAATTTTTACCTTAGTGGAAAACAAAGTTATTACCTCTTCGGCAGATCATCCTAAATTGTGTAATGATTTTAATTATGTTTTCCCAAGACTATGTAATTACATTAAGGACATATATGGGTATGGAACATCGGACGAAGTTAGGGAAAATATATTCACAGTTAATATACCATGCAAAATCACATTTACCTACTCTCCTATTTGCAAAATGGGAATTATATAAAGGCAGGTGTAAGTAATGGGATTTAGTGCAAACGTATTAAAATTTGATGTAAATAATAATGTAGAAGATTTTACTTTTGTCTTATCTACAAAGAACTATACTCACATTTGCAAATTGAATAATGTTAAAAGAGATACAGTTAATTGTAAAGAAAATCTTAATGGGGCAGATGAATTATCTTTTGAAATATATAAGGAATTAGATGAAGAAATTCAAGAAAACTGGGATAAGATTACAGACCTTAAATTGGTATGGGTTAAAGAACTCAATGAATATTTTGAAATAACCGTATCTTACGATGATAAGTTAGACGCAGTGAAAACCATTGTAGGTACTTCCCTCTGTGAAGCCGAATTAAGCCAGAGAAATTTGTATGGAACTGAAATCAATACCGATGCGGATATTGCAAGGGACGATTATGTTATTACCAAATTTTATAATAAAGATAATCCTAAAGCCAGCCTATTACATAGAGTATTAAAAGACAAAGCACAAGATTATACAATTAAATATGTGGATAAAAGTCTGTGGGATTTACAACGAAGTTTTAGTATAGATGGAACTTCCATATATGACTTTCTTACAGGGGAATGTGCAGAACAGTTTAATTGTTTATTCGTATTCAATAGTGTAGACAGAAGCATATCTGTTTACGATTTATATACTACTTGTAAAAAATGTGGTTACAGAGGTGACTATAATAATGTTTGTCCTAAATGTGGGAGTGATTTACTGAATTACTTCGGGGAAGACACTACTATTATTGTAAATAAAGAAAACCTGACAGATAGTGTAAAATTTGAAACCGATGTGGATTCAATTAAGAATTGTTTTAAACTAACAGCGGGCGATGATGAAATGACCGCTATAGTTACTCAATTAAATCAGAATGGAACTTCCTATTTGTATTACATATCCGATGAACAAAAAGAAGATATGTCGGACGAACTGGTTTCAAAGATTGAATCATATGATAAGTTATATGTAAGCTATACAGAAGAATATGAACACTTAGTACAAGATTTTTATAATGTATCAGATAATATTTCATATTATGAGTCTGGTATGATGCCAGGGGACAGCTCTGATGAAAATGGAAGTGATAATGCCGGTAATGATAAGAATAATACTGAGTCTATCGCAAAACAAGAAGCTACTAAATTAACAGTGGCAAACTTATCTCCCATTGGTGTGTCAACTCTTTCAAAATCTACAACTACAAGTCTTGTAGATAATGCGGTAAAGAATTATGCAAGGGTGTTTGTAAAAACTCAGTATGTTAAATTGGAAATATCAGAAAGCACTTTTACTTATAAAGGAACTGATTCAAATGGTTATAATTATGGACAATGGATTGGCAAGTTTAAAGTAACCAATTACAGCGATTCGGAAGATATAGCTTATTCAGATAAATTGACCATAACAGTTCATGATAATTATGAAGATTTCCTCAAACAGAAAGTCGCAAAGGATATAGACTTAAATTCTGATGATGAAGATGGTTCAATATTTGATGTGTTAGCCATTGATAATTTGGATAACTTCAAAGACGCATTAAAATTATATTGTTTAAACAGATTAAATTCATTCAAGGATGCAATACAAACAGCTTTAGATACACTTCAACATTGTAACCAAGCTGCTAAAGGTGCTGATTTTTATGATGATATATATGTTTCTTACTATAATAAACTTGTTGCTTGTGATAACGAGATAATTATAAGAGAAACTACTATTAACGAATTAGAAACACAGCGAGAACAAATAGACAGTAAAATAAGAACGATACAAGAAGCATTGAATCTTGAGAATTATCTCGGAGAAGAACTATATACTGAATTTTGTTCTTATAGGCGAGAACAGGAATACAGCAACAGCAATTATATTTCAGATGGTTTGGATAATGCAGGGAAAATTGCAAAAGCAAAAGAATTTATAGAAACTGCTAAAAAGGAATTAATTAAGTCTGCTACAAGACAACATAGTATCTCCACTACTCTGTATAATCTTCTGCTTATGCCAGAATTTAAAGTAATTGTTAATAAGTTTGCTCTAGGTAATTTTATTAGAGTTCAGGTAGATAAAGATATATACAGATTAAGATTAATCCATTATGAACTCAACTTCTCGGAAATTCAAACATTGAACGTAGAGTTTAGCGATATGGTAAAGGTAAATGATGATGTAAGTGACGTACAAAGTATTCTAAGTTCTGCTAAGTCTATGGCTGGTAATTTTTCGTATGTAAGTAAACAGGCTGAAAAAGGAAATGATGCTAATAATACCATTATAGACTTTGTTAAAGAGGGATTGAACAGTGCAAATATTGCAATAACCAATAATGTTAATGAAGAAATAAGTTTAACAAAACAAGGTCTTATAGCTAAAACGTGGGATGATATTGAGGGTGATTATAGTCCTAAACAAGCGAAATTCACTCATAATTTATTGTGCTTTACACGAGATAATTGGAAAAATGTTTCTTTGGCACTCGGAGAACATGATTACTATAAATATGTAGACAATGTATTAGTTAAACTTACAGATTACGGTCTTACATCTGATTTTGTGACGGCAGGAGTGATTAATGGCTCACAAATGATAGGTGGAGATATTTATTCTCAAAACTACTCTTCCACTACTGGAACACATATTAACCTTAACGATGGTACATTCTCTTTTGCAGGTAAAAATCTTACCTATGATGGGAAAGTTTTGGTTTTAACAGGTAAAATTAATGCAAAAGCAGGTGGGACAATCGGTGGTTGGAATATTGGGGATAAGTCGCTATATAACAATACCACTTCTATGACATCTAAGACAGTAGGTACTTATATTGGAACAGATGGCATCAGACAATATGCTTCTGATACTGCATATATCAATATACAAAATGGTATTATCACAGCAAAAGGAGCTAATATATCAGGCACAATTACAACAAAAAATATCACAGCCACAGGTGGGACAATCGGTGGTTGGAATGTTTCTTCCACTGCTATTTATTCTGGAACATCTGTAACGAATAATGCTTCGGGTGCAGTAGGCATATCTAGTTCTGATTTTACAAGAACAATTAACGGTGCTTCGAGAACTGGTTTAAGGTTTGCAATTGGCAGTAATTTTGGTGTTACTAAAACTGGTGGGTTATATGCTTCAAATGTTGATATATCTGGTAAAATAACCGCAACAAGTGGTAGTTTTACAGGTTCAATTACTTCTACTTCTGGAACAATCGGTGGTTGGACAATAAAATCTTCTGCTCTTTACAACGGAACAGATTCTATGTCTTCTGCTACAGTGGGTACATACATCGGAACAGATGGTATCAGACAATATGCTTCTAAGTCTGCGTATGTAAATATACAAAATGGTATTATTACTGCAAAAGGTGCTCATATTACAGGTACAATTTATTCAACTGATGGTTCAATCGGTAATTTAAATATAGACGGGAATGGTATTCACGCCTCTACAAGTGGTTCAGGATGTGGAATGTTAAACTCATCTACTATTGCAGACGGAAATGGTAAAATTGCTTTCTTTGCTGGTGCAGACACAAGTAATATTGGTTCTGCTCCGTATAGAGTTTATCATAACGGAAAAGTTGTTTGTAGTAAGCTTTATGTTACTGGCGGTAGCTTTTCTATTGGAAGTGCTTTTTCCGTTAATTCGTCTGGGACTACTACAATTTCAGCAGGCAGTATTGGTAACTGGGAAATAGGAACAGACGGTTCACTAAAAGGTAGATCAGCAGAAGGAAGAATGAGCCTTGGCTTATATCCTAATGGTTGTTTTGTTGGTGGATATACATTTTATTTAGTAGTATGGGATTACGGTGGTAGTGTACCCATTTACGGTTTAGCAAGTGATGGTTGGCATACTAGCATATAATAAAAATAAATTTAAAGGAGTTAAAGGAAATTATGGAAAATATAAATACAATTAATAAACCAGTATCTATGGTTTTAAACGAAGCGAAAGATGTAATTGTTAATGCAATTAATAGCGTACAGTTACATCCCACATTATTAGAAATGGTTATAAAGGATATATATAATGAAGTAAAATATAATGCCGTTGCATTTTCTGAACGTGAAAAAGCTGAGTATGAACAGGCATTACAAAAATCTGAGGAGTCTGCTGTAGAACAGTAGACTCTTCTTAATATAAATACGAAAGGATTGGAATGATGGCTTTAGAAAACATTGTAAAACATATAATTCTTGATGTATCTAAAAGCAGATATGTGTCTGTAATAGTAAAGCAGAATGACATAAATATTAGAACAATTATTGTTAAAGTAGCAGATAATGGACGACCATATTTCGTAGATAATACAATAAAACCGAGAATTAAGTGCAAAAAAGAAGACGGAACGTATGTAATCAACGATTGTACTGTTCTTGAAGATGGAACGGTACAGATAGATGTTACTGACCAGATGACGGCTTGTGATGGAATACATGAATGTGAATTAGCTTTACTTGATGGCTATTCTGAACAAGTATTACATACAATGAATTTCGTTATAAGTGTCAGAAAAGCTCCTTTCAGTGATGATGAAATTTCTTCTACAAATGAGTTTATTGCACTTGAAAATGCTTTAATGAAAGCAGATTCGTGGAGCTACGAGATTTTGTCTGACACCCCACCAACCGAACAGAGGGACGGCGATTACTGGACAAGACTATTATAAGAAAGGAGGATTTTATGGCAAGTAAATTTAATAAAGCCGAAAGATATGTTAAGCAAGACGGTGAGTATAAGCTTTTGTCGTATGCCACTTCTAGTGAATCTGTAGAGATGACAGATGGAACAGACTTACAGACTAAAGCAGATTCTATAGATAAAGCTATTTCTGATGAAACGACAAGAGCAAAAAATGCAGAAAGCGATTTAGATTCAAAGAAAATCAATAAAACTACTGTTGCTACTTCTTCTACACTTGGTCTTGTTAAGTCTGGCACAGATATTACGGTAGATAGTTCTGGTAATGTTAGTGTAAATGACAATTCACACAATCATACTGTAAGCAATATTTCTGATTTAACGGCTACTGCAAGTGAATTGAATGTATTAGATGGTATTACAGCAACCACTACCGAATTAAACTATATTGATGGTGTTACAAGTAATATTCAGACACAGTTAGATGGCAAATCAAGTAATGGACATACACATGATGACAGATATTATACTGAGACTGAAATGGATACGAAATTAAATGCTAAACTTAATACTTCTCTTAAAGGGAGTGTAAACGGTCTTGCAGAACTTGATGAAAACGGTAAAGTACCATCCAGTCAGTTGCCTTCATATGTGGATGATGTAATTGAGGGGTATTATTATAGTAGTAATTTTTATACCGATTCAGCTCATACCATAAAAGTCACAGGAGAAACTGGTAAGATATACATAGATTTATCTACAAATAAAACATATAGATGGTCTGGCAGTGCATTTGTAGTAATTAGTGAAACATTGGCATTAGGAGAGACATCTTCCACTGCTTATCGTGGAGACAGAGGTAAGATTGCTTATGACCATTCGCAAACTGCACATGCTCCAAGTAACGCACAAGCTAACCAGAATGCGTTTAGCAATGTACTTGTAGATTCTATCAATATTGCTGCAAACACCCCAACAGATACACTTACTCTTGTTGCTGGTTCAAATATAACAATTACACCTGATGCAACTAACGATAAGATTACTATTTCAAGTACAAGTACAATTTTGGGTACAGATACGAAAGTTACCCAAACACCAACAACAAGTAATGCTTCTTATCCGTTATTACTTGCTCCAACTGGTCAAACTACCGCTACTACAACAACGTCATATTTTGCAACAAAGTTTCAAGCAAATCCTTCGACTGGAGAATTCACTGCTCCAAATTTGACAGGTACAACGGGAGTATATGCAACGAAATATTATGGAACGACAGATGCAGGACAAGCATTCATTTTTAATGGATATTGTGGAGGAAAGAGAGATACAGCCGACATACTCAAGGTTAGCGGAAGTAGTGCAGATGGTACAACAAATACGCTAAATATAAATACAGATCTTGATGACATTTCTTTTACCAAACCAATGTATGTTAATAATACATTTACAGCCACCACTGTTAAATCATTTGGTGACGTTATAGCTAATTATGGAACGGACAAGCAAGTGAGCTTACAAGGGTTAAAAGATACAACTACTCAAATAAGAGGCAAGTCTATTTTCAGTATTAATAAGTATGGCACAGGAACGTCAAAAAAAGGTAGTTCAGTATCGCTTTGGAAAGATAGCGCAACTCTTACTCACGGGTTTTACATTGCGATTATTTCGGCAGTAATATCAACAAATACTGGCACTAGTCGTATTGAATTATTAGCCAACAGCAATGCACTTGTGGCTGCACATACAAATTCAACCACTTATGAAAGAGTGCTTGCAGTACATAATTTTGGTGTTAGTGGTGAGCAAAGTTTTAATTTTGAATTAGTAGCAAAAAGCCAAGACGCTAGCTCAACTGTTACTGTTCCTGGTTATAGGACTTATAGTGTCTTAATATTCAAAATTGGTTAGAAAGGCGAAGCAATGAAAGCAATAATCAATGAAAAGTTATACGATACAACAACATCAGAAGTTGTTTACATAGGGAATATGGAAGCCTTATATAAAACCAAGAATAAGGCGTATTTCAGAACTTCGAGTGAGGGAATACAACCTATGGGAATTGAAGAAGTCAAGGAATATCTCGGAATTAAAGACGTAGACGCTTACATTAAAGAATTTGGTTCTGTAGATATTGCATAAAGTAAAGGAAAGGAGACTTAATTATGTCAAGATCAAGAATTTTAAAGACAGGAGAAAATCAGATTACGCAGTCTTACCGACAGCACTATGACAAGGTTCATTCAGGAAATGGATGGGCTATCGGTGTTGATGTGGTAAAGAAAACCAACCAGTGTGATAGTATTATCGCACATACTGACGGAACAGTTATCAAGGTGATGGATAAGATGACAGGGACAAACTGTGTCCATGATCCAGAAGGAATGGGCTATGGAAATTATGTTATGATCCAGCATAAGGATAACTATGTAACGTTATATGCCCATTTAGCAAGTGTTGCTGTTAAACAGGGTCAGAAAGTATCTAAAAGAACTGTTATAGGATATATGGGAAATACAGGTTATAGCTATGGAGCACACGTTCATTTTGAAGTCAGAAAATATAAGATTAATAATCCAATGATAGCTTTACATGATAATACAAAGTTTGAGTGGTTAAATCCTGAACCATTTATCAACTCAGATTTACCAGGTAATAATTGTGCTACCTCTATTGTTGGTTATCTTGACGTTGCAAAAATGGATGGTAATGATAAGATCTTTATTTCTGGCTGGGCTTATGGAGGAAGTCAGAATGTTAAAATTAGAATTTTTAATAGTAATTGGAATTTTTACCTTTATAATTTAAAGGCTAACCAGCCGAGAATAGATGTGTTGGAGGCAGGTTATCCAACAGACAAGGTGGGATTTAGCGATACATATCCTATTTCATTATTAAATGGTACATATAATGTAGAGGCTTATGTCGATAATGTCAAATTGACGAATACTAAACAGATAGTTGTTAAAAAAGAACTTGCCCCTTATAGTTATTCTGCATATGCAAATTCAAGTAATGACTATTACAGAGTCAGGACTTCATTTACCAACGAGAAATCAAGTAAAGGTTCATTCCATTCCTTTACTTTAGCTTACAACGAATGGTCGAGAAACAAAACAAAAGGATACCATATTTATGATAAAAATGGTAAGCAGCTTGATTAATTAAGGTTGGATTGAATATCCAACCTTTTTAAAAAGGGGAAAAACATGAATGCAATACAAGAATTATTTAAAAATTCTGCAAGTTGGACAACTGTAATATTTGTTGTACTTGTTCTATTGTTTGCAATAAAAGAAATAATTTCTGTAATTTCATATCTTTGTGAAAAATTTGGAATAAAAACAAAAAGAATTATAGAAAGAGAAAATTTTGAAAAACGAGTAAATAAATTAGAACAACATGATGAAAAACAATATGATAAATTAAATGAATTATGCAACAGTATTAACGACATAAAAGTAACCATTATAAAAAATGAAGAGGAACGAAAAAGCGATGTTGTTGCTTCGTATCGTTCTACTTTATATAGATTACATGAAACTTTTATGAAAAACGGATATGTGACTTCAAGTGGATTAAAAACGTTTGTTGAATGTGGAAAAAGATATGAAAAATGTGGTGGTGATGATATATACCATCAAAAATTATATCCTGAAGTAATGAGTTTACCTGTTGAGAATCAGGAGGAACAAATATGAAAAAGAAAAAAGAATTTTCTAAAAAAATACTAATTGCAGATTATTTAATCGCTTTGTTGATTGTTATATTTCTTATTATATGTAGTATTAAAAATTACATTTATGTATCAAATATACAAAAAACCATTATCGAAACGGGTTGTCAAATTTCTATAATATATCCTTATGACTTGACTAATCTCACAATAATATTAACAGCGTGGATTGGACAACTAGGCATATCTTCAACTGCATATTATATAATGTGTAAATCGGATCACAAAATTCAATTGCCTATGGCAATGTTAAATACCATGCCAGATAATATTAAGGATAAATTAGATATGACAACTATTGTTACTACTGTATTAAATGCAACTGATAATTAACAGAAAGGAAAAAAATATAATGAAAGATATTTTAGTGAAATTATTATACATACTTGTAACAGGATGTGGCACAGCAGTTGCTACATTTCTTTGTGTTTTATTAAAAAGTAAAATTAGTGAACTTTCATCAAAGATAAAGAACACTAAACTTACAAAATATATTAATGCTGCTACTGAGGTAGTTACAAAAGCAGTATTAGATGTATCACAGACATATGTTGATGCTTTGAAAAATACTGGTGAATTTACAAAAGAAGCTCAGGTTATAGCTAAAGAGAAAGCTATTGATATTGCTACAAAACTTATAACAGAAGACGGTAAAAAAGCCGTTGAAGAAATATACGGTGATTTTTCAATTTGGTTGTCAACAACTATTGAATCGAATGTTAAGAAGAATAAATAAAAAATGGGAGACACTTATTATTGGTGTCTCCCATTTTTTTACGTTTTTTCTTGGTAAATGTGTATGAAATGTTTTTTATTATTTTACAAAGCTACTAACGAGACTTGAACTCGTGACCTCATCCTTACCAAGGATGCGCACTACCTCCTGTGCTATAGTAGCATAAATAATATATCATTACTTTGCAAGTATACAAAATAATATTATATTTGTCAAATTGTTTTCTGGTTGTGGTAGAAACTGTGGTAGATTTTTTATTGTACCACTGATTTTATTAGGATTTATGAGCGTTTCAATGTGGTCTAATGTTTTCCTTACCAAGGCGACGCTCTACCTCCTGAGCCATAGTAGCAAGCTCATGAACAAATGTACCATATTTGGAGAATATAT